ATGAACCTGCTCGAAGAAGGCGCCATACCGCTGGAGCATCCGGGTCAGGGAATCTCGTCTCTGAACCGCCCAGTCTGGCGTACCCGCTTTCTCTACCTGTCCGACAAGGTCTTGGACCCGAGCCTTCAGAGCGGCTGGGTTTGGATGAGTAGCGATGAGCGCATGAATCCATAGGTCCATGGCTGCCTTCTCACCATGGAGTACGTGCATGTCCTGAGCGACCGCCTCGAACTGTCCGCGGACGCGGTGCTGGAAGCCGTCAAAGTCAATTGCAAGTTGCTGCAAATCTGCCATGGGTGTCTCCGGTTGGTGTTTGGGTTGGGTTGCACCCCCATTCTGCCAGCCGGAGGACCCGCCCTTACTACCGAGGACTCCCATGCCCTGGATCGATGAAACCTGGCTGCAGGACGCGCTGGCGGCCCTGAAGGCCACGTGCGATGTCGACGCACATACCCGCAACGCGATGATCCAGTTCCTGCTGGACAACGGCTTCTGGGATCAGGAGAAGCTGAAGGATTGGACCAGCGCTGTTGCCAAGTTCAACAGCTGCCTCAACCCGAACAAGGCCGAGTTCTTCAAGATCGGCGAGCTGTGGGCGCTGATGCGCCGCTTCGGCCGCCACCAGCTCTTCCTGGCCATGGCCGCGGATCTCGGCTATGAGGTCCGCCCGATCCCCACCGAGCATCGCAGGCAGGAGCTGCTGCAGCAGCTGGTCGACGTCCAGGCGCAGTGTGCAGCCGCCGTGGAGCGCGCCGCCAGCCAGCTGGAACGCCTCAACACGCCCGCGCCGGAGCCGCGCCCAGGTGCCATCCATGGACAGGGTCGCGCGCAGTTCAGCACCAGCCCGAGCGATTGGAGCGCGCCCATCAGGGGCAACGCCGTCCAAAGCGTGGGCTGCCCGTAACGGGGTAGGCCTGCGTAATGAGCAACGAAATCACGAAGCTCTGCTGGCCACTGCAGATGCCGCCGCCCGCAAAGGCGGTGCTGATGGCGATCGCGTGGCACGCAGACGACTTCGGCATGGCCTTCCCGGGCTTCACCACGCTGATCGAGAAGACCTGCCTGAGCAAGACAGCACTGCTCAGCGCGATCGCGTGGTTGGAAGACAACCAGGTGCTGACCATTCGCCGCGGCGGCAGTGACGCCGGCGGCACCAAGTACAGCAACCGATACAGCCTCAACCTCAGCCGTCTGGACAAGAACGCATTCCCGTCGAAGCCGCGGCGCGCATCCAAACCGGTTCGCCAGACGGACCGGTCCGAGAGCGATGACGATGCTGACCGGTCCGGCACGCACACCGGTACGAATGCCGGACCGGTACGCGACACGGAAGGGTTGGAAGAGACTGAAGGCTCCGACCGGTGCGCGGGAAGTACCGGTGCGCAAGAACGACCGGTACGTCTCGCGAACTCGACCGGTACGTCTGGCGAACCTGACCGGTCCGTCTCGCGTACTCAACCGGTCCGCGAGACGGACCCTAAAGGTCATGAAAGGTCAGTAAAGGTCATTGAATCGTCAAACGCGCAGGCGCGCGACGACGATGCGGTGGTGCCGCAGCTCAGCGACGACGAGGTCAAGCGCGAGCTGATGGGCATCCCCCGATTGCCGCCGGGTCTGGACCCGCAAGTCCTGGCCAGGTTCGTGCGGCACCGCCGCGTGCTGGGGAAGCCGATGACGATCAGCGCCTGGTTGGAGCTGCAGCCGCGCTTCCGCCAGCTCACGGCCGACGGCCACGACCTCAACCGCTCCCTGCGCCAGACGATGGCTGCAGGCCTGGCACTGCCCGTAACACCGAAACCCGAGGGGACCGACCATGCCAAAAATTCAGGCTCTGCTGCCGAACGAGTCCGACGTCGAGCAGAAGCAGACGAGCTCCGTGACACCGCTGCAGAGGCAGACGCCGCCGCCGGCACAGCAGGCGCCCTTGACGGCCCGGGCTACGCGCACGCTGTGGGTGCGCATGGCTGAGATCTACGGTTACCGCTGGACCAGCGCCTACGGCGAGGATCCCAGCGGCGGCGCTGCCGCGACCTGGGCGAAGGGGCTTGCCGGGCTCACCGGGGAGCAGCTGGCAGCAGGCCTGGGCTCGAGCATCGCCTCGGCTGACCCGTGGCCGCCGACCCTGCCGGAATTCCGGCTGCGCTGCCTGGGCGTGCCGAGCTTCGCCGCTGTCCGCAACGACACCAGCCGCCAGGACGGCTTCACGCGCCTGGTGTGGCAATACCTGGACGGCCATCGCTACCGCACATCGAGTGCCGACAAGAGCGATCGCCTGTTGCGGGAGGCCTACGACCAGGCGCGCGAATACGTGATGCGCGGCGGGCAGCTGCCGGACGAGCCGGTGGCGGTCCTGGGCCAGGCCGCCGTGGCCACGCCGGTACCGGCCAGCCCTGAAGCACTCCGCCGTGCTGAGCGCGAGATCGCGGAGATCTTCGGCAAGGGATCTGCAGAGCCAGGCAACGACGACCATCCGCCGGCGACGGGCAAGATGGCAGCGGCAGGGCTGGATCGATGATCGACCAGGAGCAACTGCGCAGCTACCACCGGTCGCAGGTGCTGTATGCCCTGCAAGAGGCCAGCGAACCGATGACGGCCTCCGAAGTGCACGAGGCCATGACGACCCTGGCGCTGGCCATGGGCCATCCCAGGGAATGCGCAGCGATCACCCCAGCCGCTGTGGCCGGGATACTGCGTGGCATGCTCGGCGAGCAACTGGTCACCCAAGGCGACGACAGGACAAATCGCCGTTATGGGCGTGCCGAGCCGACCTGGTCGATCGCTGCTGGCCAGGCGCGGGTCCTGCAGCCGTCGGCCCCGGGCAAGAGCACGGCCGCATTGGCTGCCGCGTCACCGATGGCGGGGCAGGGCACCCAGCTCCGCCAGATCACCATTGATCAGCGCCTGGCATTCCTGCAGGCCGAGTGCGCCGCGCTGCTGGCGGACGTGACAAAGGAACATGCGGCGTTCGAGCTCCGGGTTCGAAACCAGCTGGAGGCGTTCGAAGCGCGCGCTGCACGATTGCTCGGTCTACCGCAGGACGGTGGCCAATGAGCAACCGTGGGCTCCGCTACAACCGGATTGAGGACATGCCGCAAGGTATGCAGCAGCTGGTGCACAAGGCTGGCCAGCTGGCGCCTACGCGTGGGCCAGCCGAGCACCAGGTGCATGCACCGGTGGAGAAGCGGCCGAAGTACGGCAATGTGATCACCACGGTGGACGGGATCCGCTTCGACTCCAAGCGCGAGGCCCGCTACTACGAGCAGCTGAAACTGCGCCAGCAGGCCGGCGAGGTGCACTTCTGGCTGCGCCAGGTACCGATCCACCTGCCCGGCGGCACCAGGTACGTCCTGGACTTCCTGGTGTTCCTGCGCGACGGACATGTCGACTTCGTGGACGTGAAGGGCCGGGAGACGAAGGAATTCCGCATCAAGAAGCGTGAAGTGGAGCACCACTACCCGATCAAGGTGTTGCTGGCATGAGTGGCTGGAGATCCAGTGGCCGCGTAGGCGGTGCCGGCGTCGACCTCAGCGCGGTGGCCACCACCGACCTGCTGCGGGAGATCGAACGGCGCTGCTCGGCGGGCGGCCCCCCCAAGGTCGACCGCCCTGCGAAGGACCGGCCATTCGCGACCAAGGCGCTCTGGGCCGAGGACAAGGTCAACCAGGCACGTGCCCGGCTTGCCGAGCTCCGCGCGCTGCCGGTACCGACCTGCGAGGCCGAGCGCGCCGCCCGCTCCGCCCAGGACTCGCAACTGGTCGCCGACGTCGTCAAGTACGACGGCATGGCCAAGGCATTCAAGAGGAAGGGCCAATGAAACCTGCGGAGCTCAAGGCGAGGTACCCGACCGAAGCTGCCCTCTGCACGTGCCTGATCGACTGCCTGACCGCAGCTGGGGGCTGGGAAATCTACCCCGAGACGGCCGGCTTCGACATCCTCGCTGTGTGGAAGGCGACCGGGCACCAGCTCGGCATCGAGGCGAAGCTGCAGCTCAACGCCAAGGTGGCCGACCAGATCCTGCCGGCGCACTGGAGCAACGCCGACCAGCGGGGCCCGGACTTCAGGGCTGTGCTGGTTCCCTGTACGACGGCAGCAAACTAAGGCATTGCACGCATGCTCGATGCGCTGGGTGTGCAGGTCCTGGTGCCGGACAGCTGCATCGGCCGGTGGAAGATGGAGCCCGGGCAGCAGATCCAGCGCGAGGTGCATCGGCATGGCCTGCACCAGGCCGCCCCATGGGACCGCGCATCCGGCGATCTCCGCGAGTGGGGGCCCACGGCATGGTTCGACTGGAACCCCACCAAGCGCTGTGAGCTGCCTGAATTTGTGCCGAAAGTGGCCGCAGGTGTACCGGCGCCGCTGCAGTTGACGCCCTGGAAGGTCGGCGCGCTGAAGGTGCTGGCAGATCTCGAGCTCGACGGCTTCACAACGGCGAAGGGCGTCCGGGCCCATGGCGTGGATCCGCGCCGCTTCTGTGCGACCGACGGATGGCTGAAGCAACTGGGCGGCGGGAAATGGGCCCGCGGAACCCTCCCTGCTTTCGAGGACCAGCACCCCGAGGCCTATGCCCAGGTGCTGGCCCAGGCGCGCGCCGCGCGCGCTGCAGCGGATTCCAAGAAGACCCTGGAAAAGACGCCATGAACGAAGCTGCAGTCGGTACCACCGCGCTCGCTGCCGCGCGCGAGCTCGAAGTGGCGTTCCTCAAGGGGAAGAAGATCCCGTCCTGCGCCAACTGCAACGGCAAGGCGAGGGTGTGCTGGCCTGGTCGCGAGTCGCAGCTCGTGCAGCTCCAATGCCGGCACTGTGGGCCGCGCGGAGCCATCTTCGACAGCAGCGCACCAGTCCAGTGCGGCCGCTGTGGTGCCGCCCCGACCGGCCTGTTCCCGCGCGGCGCACAGATTCAGTGCTGCAGCTGCGGTGCATCCTCAGCCGTGTTCGTTGGCCAGGATCCTGCCGGTGCTCTGGCGGCGGCGCTGGATGCCTGGTGCCGCCGTGCACCGGTTCTTCCGCCGGCGGCGGACGACAGCGCAGGGCAGCGGCGCCGCGGCGCAGCCCCGGATGGATTCGATGACGAGGGCAAGGGCGATGTCCTGGAGCTGCTGTCGCGCCTGCTGGTTGGCGGGAGCTACCGCATGCCAGTGGAGGGGCGCAGCACCTTGGCGCCGCTTGGCAGCAGCGACATCGCCGGCGCGGTCGGCTACATGCGGAACCAGCTGGAGAAGCACACCGCCCTGGCTGTAGCGACGCGGATGGGCCCCGCTGCGATCGCAAGGCTCTCCCTCGCTGCCTACCGCCAGGTAGCCAAGGACGTGCGCGCAATGCGGCCGCGGCCGCTGGACCTCGGCAAGCCGGCGGATCGGTGGCGCCTTCGCCTGGTGATCTACGACGCAGCCCACGAACTGGTGTGGCCGGAGCGGCGGCAGCCGTTCGCCGGCCTGGCCAAGTCCGCCAAGATGCGCAAGGGCAACTACATCAAGGCCCACAAGTGCGCTAGCGCTGTCCTGCAGGAAGCGCTGCACGGCGGAAGGCGTGGGTTCCGGCACGCGATGTGGTGAACAAGACCGGTTGATCAGTGTTTGAGGGACAGATGAGGTGCGACGATCTCGGGAAGTACCAATGCCGCTCGAGATGCCGGGCCCATGGCATCTATGTGTTCTTCGGCGAGCTTCGACTCGTCGGATCCCGCGGTTCGGCTCCAAGCCGCATCCTTCGCTTCGGCCAGTATTTGAAAGGGGTTGCCCACCTCCTTCCTTAGCCTTTCTGCCGTCTTCTCTCCAAACAGCCATCGCGCCTCGGCCAGCAGGCGACGCATCTGGACAACAGCATCGCTATTGCCCTCCACGATTCGCTGCAAGGACTGACCAAGGTCGACGTACAGCTTGTAGCGCCTATCGAACAGATCCGCCTTCAGCTTATTTCTTGCCGTCAGCCATTGACGCAGCGCGATGATTCCCACCGCAGCAGCGACGAGTATCTGCCCGATCGCAGTGAAGAGTTTGATCTGAAGGTCGGTCATACCCAGTACGGTCTCAACCATTGCGACATCCTCCCTGTATTGGCCGCGATTATCACATTTGTTAAGGTTTGTTAGGGGCTGATGGTCAGTCCCATGGCCGTGCCTACAGTGGGGTAGACCGTTGAGCGAGAAGGACAGGTGGTACGACTTTGGTGAGGCCCTGGCCATCACGGCCGGCCTGATGACGGCTTCCGGTGCCATGTTCGCGGCACCGTCTCGATTGTTCCCGATTCCGGGGATCCAGCACGTGGTGGCAGTTGCCGTTGCATTTCTCGCACTGCGGATCTGTATCGGCGCAGGCTGGCGCCTTGGCGGCACGTTCAACCATCCACGCACGACAGCAGCCGTCGCGATCGGTACGTCGGTGATCTACACGACGATGATCGGCAGCCTCGTCGTGGCGCTGCTGGAGCGTGGCCACGGTGCGTAAAACGTTCACCTAGCTGACCTCACTTGTTTCCTCATGAGGAAGAAATCTTCCTCATGAGGAACCGCAGTTGCCTCGGGAACCGAAAGTAGGTTTGAATCCCTACAGTGGGCGTTCTTATGGGCGCCTCAATTCAAAGGCCGTTGATTGACCAGGACGTGGGAGTCCGCTGGTCGATCAGCGGCCTTCTTGTTTGCGGGGTAGAGCAGTCCGGCAGCTCGCGTGGCTCATAACCACGAGGTCGGTGGTTCGAATCCACCTCCCGCTACCAAACGGCCGGTAGTCATGGCCACCACTCAAGCCAGCACATAGGCCGTCGTGAGACGCGCCGCTGGTGTCCGCGCGACCTTGCAACCGCGGTAGTGGTGGGCCATGCCGGCCTCCTTTCATTGGGGGAACCGCGGTGAGCATCAAAGAGCAGATCACAACGGACCTGGCGGTCGCAGGTTCGAAGATCGGAGCGGCCGTCAGCGTCACCGCTGCAACCTACTCGCCGGGCTACACCCTCAGTGACTGGGCCCTGATCGGCACGATTATCTTCACCGTCGTCCAGACGCTCACCGTGCTGATGAAAAACTGGGGTGACTGGTCGGCCTGGTGGACAGCGCGCGTAGGCAACGCCAGGCGCTTCTGGGCGTGGATCCGCCGCCGTGGCTGACAGCCAGCTCACCACCAAGCAGCGCATCGGCTTCGCCGCCGCGCCGCTGGCGCTGATCGGCGCGCTCGTCGCTGCCCTGGGCACGAACGACTCGGCGCACGAAGGGCGCCGCTACACGCCGTACTACGACTCGGCCGGCATCCTGACTGTCTGCGCCGGCATCACGGGCCCGGCGGTGGTGAAGGGCAAGCGCTACACCGACGATGAGTGCACCAGGCTGGAGACGGCCTACGTGCGCACCATGCTCGGCCACATGGGGCAGTGCGTTCGCGGCGAGTTCGAGTTCCATGAGATCAAGGCCTGGGGCCACTTCGCGTACAACATCGGCACCCCGGCCTTCTGCGCCAGCACCGCGGCGAAGCGGCTCAACGCCGGCGAGCGCCAGGCTGCATGCACCGAGATGTGGAAGTGGCGGTACGTCACGATCGGCGGCGCCAAGCGTGACTGCGCGCTGCCGCAGTGGAGCTCGAAGTGCGGCGGCATCATCGATCGCCGGCAGTGGGAAATGGCCACCTGCCAAGGCCGCCTGCAGTGATCACCAGGTCGGCGATCAGTGCCTGGTGGGCATCCTGGAAGTGGGTGGCCATCCTGGCCGGTCTGCTGGCCATGTCGCTCTGGCTCAACGTCAGGCAGTACGGCGATCGCCGTGAGGCAGCAGCTGCAGCCCGGGCCGCCGCCCTCGAAGACACGCTGAAGGTGACGGCGGGGATCGCGCGCCAGGCTCAGACCGACAGCGCCGAGCTGCTGCAGCGGCTCGAGGCGATCGCTGCACGCGGCGAGCGAACCAGAACCATCTACCGAGCAGCAGCTGCAGCGCAGCCGCTGCCAGCCAACTGCGCCCCGGGTCAGGCCCGGGTCAACGCCATCAACCAGGCCCTCGGGCCGACCAGCAGGACCGCGAAGTGACCCAGAAGCCCTCGATCGGACGGATCGTCCACTACACCCTGAGCGACACCGACGCGCTGCGCATCAATGCGCGCCGGACCGACGGTCCGTCCATCCAGGAGCGGCTGCTCGACAGCACCTGGCCGGTGGGTGCCCAGGCGCACGTCGGCAACAGGGTCGCGGCCGGCGACGTGCTGCCCGCCCTGGTTGTGGCGGTCCAATCGAATGGCCAGGTCAACGCCCAGGTGTTCCTGGACGGCAATGACGTGCTGTGGGTCACCAGCCGTGACGAGGCCAGCGAAGAATCTGGCAGCCATCCCGGCCGCTGGCACTGGCCACAGCGCTGACGCCATGAGGCTGCGCCAGACCCTCCCGGTCGCGGCACTGATGCTGCTGGCCGGCTGCACGCAGCACCTGCAGCGTGTGCCGGCCCAATGCGACGCGATGTGCTTCCGCTCGTGCGTCGACGCCGGCGAAGACACCGGCGTGCGCGTGACGGCCGATCCTGCCGCCGCGGACGCCTGGGACAACATCGGCGGGGAGGTGGTCGGCCAGCTGGCCGACAAGCTCCGCACCTGCGACGTGCGACGGAAGGCCTGCGAACAGTGCCTGCGCCGGCTCGACGCCAAGAACGTAATCCAGCTTTGAGCGCCATCCCGGCGCCATAGGAGAGCAGCATGTTGAACCAGCAAGCCGGCGTGAACCAACTGGCGGAGCCGCAAACCCCGATCGAATCTGCCGTAAAGGACCTAGCGCGGGCCCAGCAGGATCTGCACATCGCTGTCGAGCAGCTGGCGCTTCGCCTAGCGCCGGCGCTGGCAGAGGCGAAGCCTGAGTCGTCGGCATCCACCGGACGTGCCGTCGGTGCGTCCCCGTTGCTCGAAGACCTGTTCAAGAGGCGAGACGCAGCTGCGCAGACCCTCGACGTCGTCAACGCACTGCACGCCCAGCTGACCCTGTGAGCCGGACGCCTGCCAGCTTCAGCCTCACGGTCGTGCGTGGCGCGACCTGGGAGGACGACTTCACCTACACCAACCCGGATGGGAGCCCGTTCGATCTGACCGGCTACCAGGCGCGGATGCAGGTGCGGACGCTGGCGGGCCAGTTCGGGCTGACCGAGGCCGACACCCTGGTCATGGAGCTCAGTACCGCGGACGGGTCGCTGGTCATCGCCGATCCGTTGGATGGGATGGTCTCGATCACCGTGCCAGCGGTGGCCACCGAGGTGCTGAATCCGGCGAACGCACGCAAGGTGAAGCACTGCTACAGCCTGGAACTGTTCAAGCCGGCAGGCGCGGATCCGGAGTACGTGATCCCGCTGGTGGCCGGCAAGGTCACTGTCCAGGGCGAGACGACACGCTGATGCCTGTGATTCGAGCCAGCGAGGGTGCAGCCCGCGTGATCGTGGTCGAACGCCGCGGTGCCGTTGCCATCCGCGATCCCCGCACGCCGATCGTCGCGACGGCCCGGCCGACACAGGTCGAGGCAATCCAGGCAGACACGCGGACGGTCGAGGTTGCAGCGCGCGGCGCGCAGGGCCCGGCCGGACCGGCCGGCCGAGACGGCACCTCGCCCGAAGCGACGTACCCGGTCGGTGAGCCGATCCATGGTCACCGCGTCGTTCGCCTGGACAGCGGCAAGGCCTATCACCCGGACACGGCGGTGCTGGAACACGCGCAGGCCTGCGTTGGCATCGCCCTGCAGTCGGCCAACACCGGCGAGGTCGCCGTGCGCCTGGCCGGCACGATCGAGGAAGCCAGCTGGACCTGGCGCGACGGCGCAGTGTGGTGCGGCGCCGACGGCGCGCTGACCCAAGCTCCAGGCACAGCCGGCTGGCTGCTGTGCGTTGGTCGTGCACTCAACGCCACCACTCTGATGATCGACTTCGACTCACCCATCGCGCGGATCTGAACCCATGGCCGACAAGACCCTGCAGCTCAAGAACAACATCACCACCGAGGTCGAAGGCGTAACCGCGTCAGCTGGCGCCGCCGACGCCGGCAAGATCGCGGCCCTCGGCCCGGATGGCCGCTTCGACGACTCGCTGCTACCCGCTGGCATTGGCGCGGACACCAAGATCTACCCGGCCAGCGAGGTGCTGGCCGCCGGCGACTACGTGAACATCTGGGACGACGCCGGCACGGCCAAGGTGCGCAAGGCTGATGCCAGCGCCGCCAATGCCGGCAAGCGCGCCCATGGATTCGTGCGCGCCGGCGTGGGCACCATCGGCAGCGACGCCACCGTGTACTTCGAAGGGCCGAACAGCTCGCTTTCGGGGTTGACCCCAGGCGCGACGTACGTCCTGAGCCACACCACCCCTGGCGGTGTCGTGCCGCTGGCGTCGGGTACCACTACGGCCGGCCACATCCTGCAGGTCCTGGGCGTGGCTACCGACGTGGGCGAGATCAACGCCGAGATCGGCAATCCGGTGGTCCGGGCCTGACATGGCAGCGCGCCGTCCGCTTGTCCTCGATGAGAGCAACCGCACCAGGGAGCTGCCTGGCGGTGACATCTTGGTCGGTGTTCCGATGCAAGTCGCGGTCGGGCTCCGGGCTGGCGGGGTGTTCAACATCGCGCTGACCTCGACGTACGCGATGACGATCGGCCTGCGGGCGGGCGGCGTTTTCAACGTTCAGGCGACCACCTGATGGCTACCCGCACTCCATTGATCCTCAACCAGACCACGGCTCGCATCGAAGAGCTCGCGGCTGCTGACACCATCCCAGGTTTCATGGTCGAGGGTATGTTCGGCCGGAACGTGCTGATCAACGGCGATTTCCGCGTATGGCAGCGAGGAACGAATTTCCCAGCGGCCGCTTCTGCACGCTATACGGCAGATCGTTGGTTTGCGTGGGCCGCCGGGTCAACAGTGCAAGTGGATCGGATGGGCGCAGATGGTACTTCGCTGCCTCCCGGTATAGGGGTTGCTTCGCGCCCGCAGTACGCGTTTCGAGCCACCGTAGCATCGGTCGCCGGAGCGAACAATTTTGTTCTGTTGCAGCAGCGCGTTGAGAATGTGCGCACTCTTTCGGCCGGAAAAGCCACGTTCAGCGGGCTGATTTGGGCCAGCAACAGCAGTGGTATCGCGGTTAGCTTTTACCAGATTTTCGGTACTGGCGGCTCCGAGTCGATTGTAGGTACGCCGGTTATTGTCCCTACTGTCGCAAATACATGGCAGTACGTGACCGTAACCCTCGACGTGCCGAGCATTTTTGGTACTACGATCACTGACGACAGCGCGCTCTGGCTGAATATTTGGCTCGACGCTGGTTCCTCGTCAGGAGGCGCTGGCGGCCAGAAGAACGGCGTTTACTGGTTTACTAACCTCCAGTTGGAGCGCGGCGCGTCGGCTACTGCTTTTGAACGCCGCTCCGATGCGCTTGAACTTATGCTCTGCCAGCGCTACTACGAAAAGACCTACAACCTGAGCACAGCCCCTGGCGCTCCTGAAAATCCTGGCCGCGAGGCGCACGCATCGTCTGGTGTAAATGGCACTACGTGCTGGGCCACTGTCCGATTCACGCAGCGCAAACGTAACGTGCCGGCGGTAGTCATCTACCCAGCCAACACGACAGGGGCCAACCCTGGCAACGTCGCTCAGAACGACGGCTCTATCACGGGTGCTGCTATCGAGAACGTTGGTTCTTCCGGCCTGCAGGTGGCTTGGGGTAATTCCGCCGGTAAATTCGGCGGCTGGTTCCACTGGACCGCCGACGCGGAGCTTTGACATGTACCGACTGACCGACAATCCCGACATGCTGTATTGCATCGAAACTGGCGCTTTCATACCGCGCGGCCATTGGATGTGGCCTACCGAGTGGCTGCTGATCAACACTCCGCTGCCCGTCCCTGCGCCCTACGAACCCAACACGCCGGCTCACCATCGTGCCATCCGCGATGCAGCTTGGAAGTGGATGAACGACGTGGTCAATGAACGTCAGTACGACAGCATCGAAAGCTGCGTGGGCTACTACAACAGCGGCGTGGAGCGGTACCGGTTGGAGGCACGGGCAATGGTGGCCTGGCGCGACGCAGTGAACGAGAAGCTGGTTGCGCTGGTGCTCGATCCGCCGCCGGGCGTAGTGACATGGGAGCAGGTTCGACCTCTGCTGCCCCAACCGTCCCAGTTCAACTGGCCGTCCAGCTTGGAGCTCCCGCTCGGAGTAGGTGACGGCCCCGCAGTTCAACTTTGATTCAATCTGAGAGGAACCCAGCCAGTGGCCGGAAAGATTGACCCGGCGACGGGCCTGCAGGACCAGCAACGACGGTTCGCGGACGAGTATCTGGTCGACTTCAATGGCACGGCGGCCTACATGCGCGCCGGCTACAAGGCCACCGGTGCCGCGGCCAGCGCCGCCGCGGCGAGGCTGCTGGCCAACTCCAAGGTGCAGGCGTATCTGGCCAGCAGGAAGGAAGAATTGCTGCTGTCGCACCGGGTCGACCAGGAAGCGGTGCTGGCCCGGTTGGCGTTCATGGCGCTGGGCGACATCCGGACGCTGTTCGACCAGCACGGCAACCTGAAGCCGATGAGCGAACTCACGGTGGAAGAGGCCAGCCTCGTCCAGGGCGTGGAGGTGTTCGAAGAGTGGGAGGGGCGAGGCGACGAGCGCCGCGCGGTCGGCCTGACCAAGAAGATCAAGCTGGTCAGCCGGCTCGATGCGGTGAAGACCCTGGGCACTCACTTCGGCATGTTCGCCAAGAAGGTCGAGCACACCGGCAAGAACGGTGGCCCGATCGAGAGCCAGACGCGCATCCTGGGCGATGTGATGGATCTCATCGACGGGTCCGACACCGGCCCCGGGCCTGCGACTTCGCGGGGCAAGTAAGCCGTGGAGGAACTGAGCGACCAGGACGCCAGCCGAATCATCGAGAAGCTGGGCGATCGGTGGTGGCGCCTGAACAACCTGTACTACATCACCGACAAGTTCGGTCGACGGGTGCAGTTCAAGCTGAACGAGGTGCAGGCGGACCTCGACGACAACCTGCACACGTTGAACTTGGCGCTGAAGTCGCGCCAGCACGGCATCACGACCTGGGCCTGCATCCGCGCCCTGGACATGGCGCTGTTCAAGAAGAACACCAAGGCCGGTGTGGTCGCCCATACCGCCGGCGATGCCGCCAAGTTCTTCCGCAGCAAGGTGCTCTACGCCTACGACAACCTGCCGGACTGGCTGAAGAAGATCCGGCCCGCAGTCCGGCGCGACATGCGCGACGGCGTCCTGGAGCTGGCCAATGGCTCCAGCATCGAGGTCTCGGTTTCCCACCGCGGCGGAACGCTGACGTTCCTGCATATCTCCGAGTACGGCCCGATGTGCGCCATGTACCCGGAGCGGGCAGGGGAGGTGGCCTCCGGCGCGCTGAATGCGATCGCCTCCGGCAACATCGTGGTGATCGAGTCGACCGCCTATGGCGCCGCCGGCGACTTCTACGAGCGCTGCCAGACGGCGATCGAGCTGGACAGGCAGATCCGCGCCGGTACGGCCAAGCTGACGGCGATGGATTACCGCTTCCACTTCTATCCGTGGTTCCGGGATCCGATCAACGAGCTCGATCCGGACGGCGTCACGCTCACCGCCGAGGACGAGGCTTACTTCGCCAAGGTCGAGGCGGAGATGAACTACGCGCTGCGGCCCGAGCAGAAGGCCTGGTACGTCAAGAAGGCGGCCGAGCAGCGCGACAAGATGAAGCGGGAGCACCCCAGCACGCCGGAAGAGGCATTCCAGGCGAGCACTGAAGGTGCGTACTACGGCAAGGAGATGGCCGCCGCCGACAGCAGCGGGCGGATCACGGATCTCCCGATCAACCCGCAGGTGCCCATCCACACCTTCTGGGACATCGGGCGCAGCGATGCGACGAGCATCTGGTTCATGCAGGAGAACGGCCCCTGGCTGGACTTCGTCGACTTCTACGAGAACTCCGGCTTCGGCGTGGCGCACTACGCCAAGGTACTGAAGGAGCGCGGCTACCTGTACGGCAAGCACTACTGGCCGCACGACGGTGCCAATGAGGACTGGTCGGCCAATGAGAACCGAGTGCAGGTCGCCGGCAAGCTGGGGATCAAGCCCATTGTCGTAGTGCCCCGGATCAACGACATCACCGAGGGCATCGAGATGGTCCGCAACGTGCTGCCGCGCTGCCGGTTTGACAGGGTTCGGTGCGGTCCGCCGAAAGCGGGCGAGGGCCGCGGCGGACTGGAGGCGCTGCGCCGCTACACCAAGGTCTGGAACGAAAAAACGGAGACGTACTCCGACCTCCCATTCCACAACTGGGCCAGCAACCCCGCCGATGCGTTCCGGCAGGTGGCCCAGGGCTACGTCAGCAGCAGCGGCCGTCGCGTCGGCGAGTCGCGCGGCATGGCCAACGACAACTGGAGAACTGCATGAACGTTTCCCCGCGCGAGCGGAACAATCCCACCTCGGTCGAGCTGGTCGACCTGCTGTCGCTGCTGGTGGCCGCAGCAGATGAAGGGCAACTGGTAAGCGTTGCTTTCATGTTGCGATCGCCGGAAGGCGACACGATGGTCGACTACCGTGGCAGCCACGAGCTGAGCGAGCTCACCGCTCGGACCGTCCTGCAGCGCATTGCCCAGGACGTTGCCAACACGCATCCGGCGATCGCCGCGCAGATCCAGGCGGATCTCGGCAGGAAGGCGAACTGACGTGGAAGAGCGTGATGTCGAGCAGCTGGCCATCCACCTGCAGCAGGCCCGCGCGTATGCGCGATATCTGCCAGGCGGCGAGAACCACGGCAGCCTGGTCGAGGACCACGTCCTGACACCGGACCAGGCAGCAGCGGCGGTAGCGGAAGAACTGGACGCAGCGCTGGAACTGCTGGGAGCCGAAGCATGACCGCCGAGGTCGAGCTCGCCCCGGATGGCTTCGTGTGGTGTGGCAAGAAGGGAGATCTCACCCTCTACCTGACCCACATCGTGCGCGATGGCGACGACGACGCGGCTCTCTACATCCGCAACGAGAACCGCCGCGTCGAGGGTCTGAACCCTGTAACCGGGATGATCGCCTATGGCAGCCCGGCCTACGTGGTGCCGTTCCGCGACTTCTGGATCTTCCGGCCGGAAGACAAGGATCGGGGGCGGCATCACCACATCGGCGACATGGTCGCTCGCCTGCAGAACGCCTCGGTCGCACTCTATGGCCTGGACGTGCCGGCCTACCGCCACCGCATCCACGACGCCATCCTCGAATTCTGCGAGGACGTGAAGAACCTGCGGCCGCCGGCGGAGCAGACCCGGGAGCAGTGGCTCGGTGAGATGGCCCGTATGGGGATCCAGATCAAGATCAACGGGCAGAAGGTGAACTGATGCAGACGATCGAGAACTTGCGCAGCGAGCCGGCCTACGACCCCGGCGCTGCAGACGTGGCCACCGCGGCGCCGCCGGACGTGGCGGTCCATCCGCTCGACAGCCTGGAGAATCGGCGCCTCCACGCGAAGGTCCTGGACTACTGGTACACGGCCCTCGATGCGTTCTACGACAACCGCATCGAGCAGATGCTCGACTACGACTTCTATGACCACATCCAGTGGTCGGAGGAAGACCGCGCTGTCCTGGCAGCCCGGCACCAGGCGCCACTGACGTACAACAAGATCAAGATGGCCATCGACTGGGTCATCGGCACGGAGCGACGCACCCGCATCGATGGCGTGGTGCACCCCCGCGCCGAGGACGACGTCGACATTGCCGCGGTGAAGTCGGAGCTGATGAAGTACCTCAGCGACACAAACCGCGTGCCCTGGGCGCGTAGCCAGGCCTTCAAGGACGCTGCGATCGCCGGGTGCGGCTGGACCGAGGAATCGATCCGGACCGACCGTGCGGACGAGCCGGTGATGGTAGGCCACATTCCCTGGCGGCAGATGCGGCGGGATCCGGTCAGCCGGGCGCTGGATCTGAGCGACTGTCGTTTCCTGCTGCGGGAGAAGTTCGCGGACCTGGACTACGCCGAGGCAATGTTCCCGGACCGCATTGAACTGGTGAACCGGGCGGCCCAGGACCACTACGACGGCGACAACGGCGCCTTCGACGAAGAGCTGGACCTTCCCCAGGTCTTCCGCCGATACGACAGCCGCGGCCATACCGTCACCGGGCGCCGCATCACGGGCAGGGCCTCGTTGGACAGTCGGTGCCGCCTTCGGGTCCGCCTTATCGAGTGCTGGTTCAAACGCCCAGTTGCGCATAAACGGCTGTGGGGTGGCGAGTTCCGTGGAGACCGCTTCGACCCGAACAACGTGAAGCACCAAGTGGCGCTGGCGGCGATGAAGAGCGAGGCCACCCCGGTGTACTCGCTGTCCGATGCGGTGGTCGAGGAAATGTGGTGTGCGATCTTTACCGAAGGCGGCCTGCTGCAGCTCAAACGCAGCCCGTTCCGACACGGTCGGTTCCCCTACACCCCGTACTGGTGCTATCGCCGCAACCGCGATGGCATGGAGTACGGCTTGGTCCGCGGCGTGCGCGACTCGCAGGAAGACCTGAACAAGCGCATGAGCAAGCTGCTCTGGGCGCTGAGCACGAATCAGCTGTTCTATGAGGAAGGCGCCATCGATGAGGACCGCATCGAGGAAGTGAAGCGCGAAATCGCCAAGCCCAACGGCGTGATCCCGCTGAAGAACAATGGACTGGACAGGATCAAGGTCGAGCGCAACCTCGATGTGGCCGAGGCTCAGATCAAGCTGCTGGAACTGGATGCGGCGCATATCCACGACGGCTCCGGTGTGAACCGGGAACTGCTGGGCCGTGAGACCAACGCGGCCAGTGGCCGGGCGATCCTGGCCAAGCAGCAGGAAGGTGCCGTGAGCACCGCCGAGCTGTTCGACAACTACCGTCTGGGCATCCAGCTCAGCGGCGAAAAGCAGCTGTCCCTCACCGAGCAATACATGACTGAGGAACGGCAGTTCCGGATCGTCGGGGAGCGCAAGGGGCTGGACTGGCGGGTGATTAACCAGCTGCGCCTGGACACGCTCAACAACGTCTGGGTGGTGGATAACGACATCAGTCGCAACCAGGCCGACTTCATCGTCGACCAGCAGGACTTCCGCGAATCGATGCGTCAGGCCTTCGCCGAGCAGTTCTTCGACATGCTGGGCAAGCTGCCACCGGAGATGTCCATCCAGCTGCTGGACCTGGCCTTCGACATGATCGATATGCCTGGCAAGGACGAGGTGGTGCAGCGTATCCGCAAGATCACCGGCCAGTCGGACAACGACCAGGACGTCGACAGTCCCGAGGCGCAGGCCCGCCAGCAGCAGGAAGCACAGGACCGCGAGGTCGCCCTGCGCGAGCGCATGGCCAAGGTCGGACTGGACGAGGCCAAGCGCGAAGAGATCATGGCCAAGGCCAAGGCTTTGCAGATCAAGACCAAGGGCGACGCCCTCAACGTCGCCGAGCTGATCGAGATCCTGCTCCCACTCGCTCCGGCGGCTGACCGCCTCCTGAGCACCCAACAGACCCCCGAGGAAACCTCTCATGCAGCAGCCTGACAACGTCGGCCAGCAGTCGCTGGCCGCGAACGAACTGGAAATGACCGAGGGCGAGCGTGCGGCGTTGGCCAGCGCTGACGATGCCGCCACTGGCGATGCCGCCGTAGCAACCGGCACCCCGGATGCGCCGGCCGCCGCTGCCGCAACCGCCGCGCCGGCGGCCGAAGCCTCAGCTGCCCCAGCAGCCGCTCCAGCGAACGGTGCGGCGCAGCCTGACGCCGCCGCTGCCGCGGCAGTCGCTGCGGAAGGGGCGGTCGCTGCGGCGCCGGCAGCGGCCGAGCCGCCGCCGGCCACGCCCTTCGTGCCGACGTATGCAGCCGACGAGCGCGACTATGGCAAGGAAATCGGCGACATCAACGGCAAGCTGCAGGCCCTGAAGGAGAAGTACAAGGCCGGCGACGTGGAGGATGAGGCCTACGAGCAGCAGTACGAGGATCTGCGCGACGAGCGCAGCCGCGTCGAGCGCGCCCAGGACATCGCCGCCCTGCAGCAGCAGCTCAGCCAGCAGAATGCCGACCAGTCCTGGGCGTACCTGCAGCGCCAGTTCCTGTCCCGCCCGGAGAATGCCGCGATCGCCGCAAGCCCGATCCGCTTCGCCGCGTGGGAGCAGGCGATGCAGTCGGTGGTCAACGATGCCGCAGCTTCTGGTCGCCAGCTCACCGACTGGGACATCCTGGCCGGCGCGCGCGATCTGCTGGTGACCGAGGGCCTGCTGCAGGCTTCCGCTGCCGCGACCGCCCCACCGGTGGCGCAGGCGCCGGCAAAGCCGGACCGCAGCGCACCGCTGGCCGATGTGCCGGCTACGCTGAGCACCGTGCCCGCTGCGGCTGACCCGACTTCCCGATCGACCGCCGATGCTGCTGCTGGCATGGACAACATCGAGGACATCGAGTCGTTCCTGGCCGGGAAGTCGGAAAGCGAGCGCGATCGCATCCTGCGTGATGTGCCGGGCTCCTTCGTGGCGGACAACTGAGCCCCATGCCCAAGCTGCACACCACCCTGGAGCCTGGCGACGTGGTCCTGATCCCATCGGGGTCAGGCGCGTCGATCACGTTCACCGAGAAGAGCGGCAAGCGCTCGCGCGTGATCATCGAATCCAACACCCCGGTGACCATCACCCGAGCCGGTGAGCAGCAACCTACGGGCGGCGCGCTGCAGCGCGTGGCCCGCCGGCCAACGCCCACAACGGGCTGAACATCCTCAAAACCTGCGCAGTAGTGCGGGTCAACGACAGAGGCGCAGAAGTGCCGTGATCTCCCTGGAGAAGCAACATGGCACAGACGATCGTGGGTCTGAACGACCCCAAGGCCCGGAAGCTGTGGTCTGCGGACCTCATGGTTTCGGTATCCAAACAGTCCTACTGGACGCGCAAGATGATGGGCAAGGGGTCGGAGACCTCGATGCCGGTCATGCTGCAGACCGACCTGGAACAGGAAGCGGGCGACACCATCAGCTACGACCTGTCCGTGCAGCTGTCCGGTGGCGTCATCGAAGGCGACCAGAAGGCCGAGGGCAAGGGCGAGAAGCTCGACTTCTTCACCGACAAGGTCTTCATCGACCAGGCCCGTAAGCCGGTCAGCTGCGGTGGTCGCATGAGCCGCAAGCGCACCGTCCACGACCTGCGCAAGGTCGGCCGCAACCGCCTGACCGAATTCTGGGCGCGCTTCTACGACGAGCTCTTCTTCATGTACGGCTCGGGCGCCCGCGGCATCAACGAGGACTACAACGTCCCGCTGAACTACGCCGGTCGCGCAGGCAACCCGTTCGAGACGCCGGACAGCTCGCACATCCTGTTCGGCGACGGCGCCAGCAAGGCCTCGCTGACCTCGGCCGGCAAGATGAGCCGTGTCCTGATCGAGCGCGCCAACACCAAGGCCGCTTCGCAGGGCGGCGGTTCGACCCAGGTGGCGGAGATCCAGCCGATCACCATTGCCGGCGGCGAGCACTTCGTCACCGTCATGCACCCGTTCCAGGCGCATGACCTGAAGACCTCCACGGATCCGGGCAACTGGCTGGACATCCAGAAGGCGGCCGCGGCTGCCGAAGGTGCCAGCAACCCGATCTTCAAGGACAACCTGGGCATGATCGGCAACACGATCCTGCACAAGCACAAGTCCGTGGTGCGCTTCGGGGACTACGGCGCCGGTGGCAACGTTGCAGCGGCTCGCGCGCTCTACCTGGGCCGTCAGGCCCTGGTGCTGGCCTTCGGTTCGCCGGGCAACGGCCTGCGCTTCGACTGGTCCGAGGTTCCGCTTGACCACGGCAACGACATCGAGATCTGCGCCGGCGCCATCTTCGGCATCAAGAAGACGCGCTTCAACGGCAAGGACTTCGGCACGATCGCCCTGGATACCGCCGCGGCCGATCCGAACCCGCAGTAAGCCTCACACCAAGAGCCCCGGCATGCCGGGGCTCTTGCGTTCAGAACTCACATCCTTCGCAGGAGAAATCCATGTCCACGAAACTCGCAATTGGCCGCAACAGCGGCGCATCGTCGCCGGCCGCCGGCCTGCTGGTGGTCAACGACTACAGCTGGCCGGTTGAAGCCGGTGCGGATGGCGATCTGGTGTTGGTCGGTGAGCTGCCGGCCAACCACAAGCTGCACAGCCAGGGCTCGGGCCTGTTCGCCAAGCTGGACGCCGGCGGCAAGCTGGCCGCGCAGAACGTCACGGTCTTCATCCCTGACGCGATCGACGGCGCCTCTGCGGCCGGCAATACCGTCATTGCGCCGACCGCAGTGGTTGCCGATACCGCGGCCTTCATCCCGATGTCCCTGCACCTGATCGCCGAGGGCTTGGGCTCGAAGCCGGTGAACCGCCCGGTGTACGTGAAGCTCAATACCGCCCCCGGAGCTCAGCAGGGCGAGCTGATCCTGCGCCTGGCTGCCTTCCCGGCCTGAGCCCCCAACCGTAGCGGGGCTGCGCCTGCAGCCCCGCCTACCAGGAGCATCCCATGCTGATTGCATGCAAGTTCAAGCGCCCGAAAGCACCCGTTGAACTGGACGGCAACGTGTACTTCTTCGTGCCGATCGATCCCGCCAATGCCGATTCGGAGCACGTCGCCGACGTCGAGAACTCCGACCACATCCAGCGGTTGCTGGGCATCCCGGAGGCCTACTACATCGCCCGGGCCCAGAGCCTGCAGACCGCCACCAAGCCGGTACCGCCGGTCGCCCCCGTTGCAGAGCAGGATTCGCCGCCGCCGCCGGCTGGCGGCAGCACCGGTGCCGGTACCGACGCCGGCGGATCGGACACCACGACCGGCACCGACGCCGGCAGCAACGAACCGCCGGCCGGCGCCAGCGTGGCCGCCACCCTGCCGCCGGAGATCGTTGAGGCCGCGGCCCAACTGAACGGCCTGAGCTGGCAGAAGCTGAAGGCCGAGTTGGCCAAGGGCGGCATCGCCAAGGTTGTGATCAAGGCTGCCCTCGACCTGGAGCTGGCCAAGCCGGAGCCCGACCAGCGCAGCACCACCCTGAAGGTGCTGAGCCAGGCGCTCGAGGAAGCCTGACGTGGAGGCGCGCACCCTCAGCCAGTTGATCGAGGAATGCCGGGAAGAGCTCGACGACGACGTGGCTCCCTACCTGTGGAGTGACGCCGTGCTGACCCGGCACCTCAACGAAGCTGTGGAAGAGGCGTGCATTCGGGCGCGGCTGCTCGTGGAGAGCGGCCGCCCCGAAATTTGCCACATCAATCTGGAGCCGGGCCGGGCCGACTACCCGCTTCATCCGACCGTGTACGTGGTCCGGCGCGCGGTGCTGGCCAGCAACCTGTCCGACCCGCTCTGCAGGACCACCAGCGCCGCCCTGGACGGACGGCACCACCACTGGCGTACCGAGGCAGGGCGCCCGGAATACCTGGTGCGCGATCGACAGGCGCGCGAGGTGTCGGTGAGCCCGGTGCCTGCGGAAGTCGATGTCCTGCAGCTCACGCTCTGGCGCGTGCCGGAGGCCGCCGAGGCGATGGAAGACAGCGAGGACGAGCCGGTAATCGATGCCATTCACCACCGGAAGCTGGTGCACTGGGCCTGCTGGCGGGCCCTGAACAAGCGCGATTCGGAGCAGCGCAGCACCGCGGACGCCGACCGACACCTCGCACTGTTCGAGAGCTACTTCGGCGAGCGGCCCACCGCGCGCGCGCTGCAGCAGCTATCGATCGATCCCGCCACCGGCACCCAACCCATGTGGTTCTGACATGCCCGTTCGCGATGACGACCTCCGCCCAGCAGGCCCCTGGCCCCTGGGCATCAACAACGTGGCCGGAGAAGGGGCGCTGCCGACCGATGAGAACGGGATCCCGCGCGCGCTGCGTGAGGCGGACAACGTCGACCTGGACGCAGCCGGTCGGCCGCAACGCCGGCGCGGGCATCAGCGTTTCCGGCCCGGTGCCCTGACCCATTCGCTGTGGAGCCATGACCACCTGCAGTACGGGTTCTTCGTCGATGGCGGTCAGCTTCATGCCCTGCATGAGGACGAACGCGTGGAAGCGCTTGGCATCGACGTCGGCCTGGACCCGCTGAGCTACACGCTGATTGGCGATCGCGTCTTCTACAGCAACAGCAGTTCCTGCGGTGTGCTCGACATCGACCTGCAGGTGCATTCCTGGTCGCCTGAGCACCCAGCGGGCCAGCCGGTACTGGCGCCGTCCGCAGCAAGTGCACTGGCGCCTGGGCAGTACCAGGTCGCGGTGACGTTCATGGATCGGCTCGGCCGTGAGTCGGGTAGCACGCTGGCCGCAGTGATCGACATTGCCGAGGGCGGCGGGTTCGAGCTGAGCGACATTCCGCTGCCAGTGGCGCCGGACACGGCTTCGGTCGCGGTGTACGTCTCCGGGCCGAACGACCAGGTGCTGCGGCAGTACGTCATCCTGCCGGCCGGCACCCGCTCGGCGCCGGTGCTGTCTGCCGGCGAGGGCAGGGCCCTGACCACTCAGTTCCTCCGCCCGCTGCCGCCGGGCCACATCGTGCGTGGTGCGCACGGCCGGCAGTTCGTAGCCAGTGGCCAGGAGGTGCTGTGGTCGGAGCCGCTGCGATACGGCATGTTCCGGCCGTCGACCAACCGCATGCGCTTCAACGCACCGATCGACCTGATGGAACCCATCGGCGACGGACTGCAGGATGGCGCCGGCCTCTACGTCGCTGCCGGCGCGCGGACCTACTGGTACGCAGGCGCCGACCCGAAGGACTTCAGCCAGGCAGTGGCGCGCGGTAGCGGCGCGGTGCCTGGCTCGGCCATGGTCGTCAATGGCGACGTCGTTGGGCTGCAGTCGGCGGCACCGGTGCTGGTCTGGCTCGCCCGCGACGGCTACTTCTGCATTGGACTGCCGGGCGGCCAGGTGCAGGTGCTGAAGAAGGGCGAGGCAGTCGTCGACGATGCCGATCATGCAGCGGTGCTGCTGCGCCAGCAGGACGGACTGAGCCAGCTCGTGGCCGCGCTGCGGGCACCCAAGGGCCAGGCGCTGGCCGTCACCGACCGGGCAGTCGCCCACGTCATCCACCGAGACCCCTGAGCCATGGCTGTGTTGGCCAAGCCAGACGACGTGAAGCGTCGCCTGGAGATCTGCCGTGCGTGTCCGAACGTCGAACGGCTCGGACGCCGCCTTTTCCTGCGCTGCGGCCTCTGCAGCTGTCCCCTGGCAAGCAAAACCCGATTCCAAGGGGCGTCCTGCCCCGCGGGCAAATGGTAACCACCGAAGGAGCAAACCGATGAAAATCATGAAGGCCCTGCAGAACCTGGGCACGGTGGGCCGCGACGCCGTTCGCGCAATCCGCCAGCACAAGTACGAGGTGTCCGAGGCGGGCATCTACATTCCCGCGGCGCGCGCGACCATCGGCGGCACGTTCCGGCATGCCCACGCCACTGCAGGCGGGGAGTTCGGTCCGTGGCAGGTAGACCCGAATCGACTGGTCAAGGAGGGCCTGAACTACATCCTCAACACTGCACTTGGGGGCACCAGCCAGCAGACAGCCTTCTACCTGGCGCCATTCGCGGGCAACGTGACGCCGGCAGCGGACTGGAAGGGATCCACCTTCAAGGACGTGGCCACCGAGTTCACGGGGTACACCAACGCCAGCCGTCTGCCCTGGACCACCACACCCTCGACGGCTGAGGCGATCGGTAATAGCGCCGCCCTTGCCGCCGCGACGCTGGTCTACTCGGCAGGCGGGCCCTACAACCTCTACGGCATCGGCCTGCTGACGGGCTCGGCCAAGGGCGCTACGGCGAACATCCTGATCGCTGCCACCCGCTTCGCAACGCCGCGCACCAACCAGCTCGCCGGCGACAAGCTGGCGCTGGAATACGTGCTGTCGGCCAAGGACGAGGGCGACGTCACCTGATGAGCGGGCCGCGGTACAGCGGATGGACACCGATCGTGGTCGTTGGCGATCGGGAGGTTGCGGCCCAGCACGTCCCGGAAGCAAGGAAGCTGCTGGGCTTCGTGCTCGAAGAGGCCAAACGGAATGGCCTCGGGATCGCGAACCTGCGCCGGGAGCTGCAGGACGGCACAGTGCTGCTGGCCGAGAAGATCGGCGAGCTGCCACGCGTCACCATCATTGTCCCGGGGCCACCGCCGGTGGAGGAACCGCCAGAGCCCCGCGGCGGCTTCATCATCTGGCCACGATGGGACGTGCCCACCGGCGATCCCGCGCAGCGCGGGTCGCAGGTGGATCCGACAGGCAATGACCCCACCGGGTGGCTGGAGTTCGCCGGCAGTCGTGTGGTCACCCGCTACTGGCGCCGGTGGGACGTGGTCGACCAGATCCAGGGCGCACGCTACGAGAGCTACAACCGGCCGGATCTGTATCCCGATGGGTTGTACTTCTTCGGGAACATCGATTGGAAGGACGGCGAGGACCTGGCGCTGTCGTTCTACGGATTCTGCTCGAGGTACGTGCACGACGTTGCCTTGCTCGACATCGGCGCGCGCTGGGTGCTGCAGCAGGGCCAGGCCCTGTTCGACCGGATCTCCTACCGCGACGAGCTGCAGCAGGATCCCCCGGAATACCTGTCGTGGCGGATCAACTCCGCCTGCGTGCGCAAGACGTCGGCCGGAGCCCAGGAGCTGGTGGTGGCGTTCACCAACTACACCCAAGGCCAGCCCACCACCGCGCAGTCGGCGTTTGTGGCCTTCAGGTTGCATAGGAACGAGGGGACGCCGCAGAAGGGTGACTGGGTTATCGAGCCCGGCAGCCATCGACTGCTGGGAATGACACCTGGCCAGATCAACCCCGAAGGCAGCACGTCGGGAAACACCTTCACCGATTCAGCCATGCCCTGGTTCTTCAATGGCGATGGCACCCGAGCGATTCGGACAGTCAACAGCGAGCAGACGGCCGCTGTCGCGTTGGTCAACACCATGACCCAAGAGGTGGAGATCTCCGACAGCAGCATCACCCACACCGCGGTCCAGGCTGCCTATCTGCAGGGCAACTACGCGGGGAGCGGCGGCAACTTCGCCTTGGTCGCACCCACGCGTGGCCTGGTCGTGTCCGACTTCGCCGGCATGGAGCGGAAAGACGCCTACCTGGCGCTGCGGCGGAGCGAGGGGCGGTTCGCTGTGGAGGCCAACAACTACCAGGGAATGGTGCGCGTCTCAGTGGTGCTGGAGTTCGATGGCGGCGAGATCTCTCTGATCGATCGGGACTTCGCGGTGGGCAATGACCGCCAGGACTATCACCTGCTGGCGTACATGGACGTGCGCCACAACCTGTTTTCCGGGTGGCGGATCCAGGGCTTCAACGGCGCTCACACGATCCAGCCGTTTGCCTACATGGCCGGCCGGATGGTGTATGGCCAGTCCGAGCCTGTGGCATGGGATCCGAGTTCCGGCACCGGCGCGCCTTTCCCGGGTCTGGATACCCGTGCCCCGGGCGCCGTCACCGATGGCCTGGTGTTTGGCAGCTACTGGGTCGGCGCCAGCGGATCCGGATGGGGCCCACGCACACCGAACCAGACGGGTGTGATCTGGAACAAACACCCCCGCGAGGGCCTGATCGCGTTCAGCGGTTCATCGCTTCTGGTGCCGCTGATGATGGATCGACAGGGCGTGAGGGACTTCCTCGGCTTCGATTGGGCCGGGGGCTGGAACTACAACAAGGGGCGCTACTGCGTCTCGATACCTGGTGCCTACACCGGCGCACTGAACTACCTGACGGGTCATGACCTGGGGGCGTTGCTTGGCGTTACCGCCGAGGACAGGCGCTTCTACCCGCTGACCGTCCTACCCAAGCCCATTTAGGAGCCTTCATGGCCGTGAATACTTCCACGGGGTTCGAGGCGTCGATCCTTGGCCCGTCGGCATTCGAGGGGATCTTCCGCGCCGGTTGCATCGAGATCCGCACCGGACCCCAGCCGGACACCGCAGATATGCCCGCCACCGGTGCCTTGCTGGCGCGAATCACCGTTGACGGCGGCATCTGGCAGCCAGGCATTTCGGCCTATGGCCTGGGCTTCGTGCGCAACGGCCGCTACGTCTACAAGGACGCTGCCCAACGCTGGGTACTTCGCGGGCTCGCCGCGGGTACCGCGGGCTGGTTCCGCCTGGTCGGTAATGCGCCAGACGCCGGCGCAGTCTCCTTCGAATCTCCCCGCATCGATGGCGCGATCGGTCTGGACGACGACAGCCCGGGCGACTTCCAGATGCGCCTGCCCACCCTGGCCATGGCCACCGACACCAGCATCGAGATCGGTGAATGGTGGTTTGCGATCCCCCCACTCTGACGAAGGAACAGCACCATGATGATCTCCATCCCGCTCGCACAGGCCCTGCTTGGGCAGGTCAAGAATGCCCTCGACGGCGGCTTCCTCTACGTGTTCGCTGGGCCGGTACCGGCATCGGCCGACGATGCCCTGGATATGGTCGGCAGTCACACGCAGCTGGCGAAACTCTCGGTCAGCGGCGGCGGCCTGACCTTCTCCGCTCCTGTCGGCAATGTCCTGCCCAAAGCACCGAGCGAAGAGTGGGAAGGCCTGATCCAGTTTGAGGGTGCCAATGCCAGCGCGACGAGCCTTTCCCCATCGTTCTATCGCTTCTGCGCTGCAGCCGACGATGGCCGTGGTTCCACCACCGGCGTCCGCCTGCAGGGCACTGCGGGCGGGCCTGCCTCCAATGCGGCCGTGCTGTTCAGCAGCGACGTGATGACGGCCAACGGCAGCAACAGCACCGGCGTGAGCATCTTCAACGTGGTTGCCGACCAGGCCAGCTGACATGTTGTCCAAGCCGCCAGTCTCCAGGTACGTCCCGGCTCAGCCAGCGAAACCTGCGGTGCCGTACCGGGCTTCCTATACCGTCTGCGGCGCCTCGCCTGCTCAGGGCTACTGGCGGCAGGAGTGCAGCGAAGGCCGGATGCCGGCGCCGAGCAACGGCGCTGTGCAGTTGCCGAAGGGCGCCACCATCCTCGGCTACGAAGAGCAGAACGGGGTCACCTACGTGCGCTACATGCTCTGCAGGAGTGTGTTCGTTCAGACCTCGCCGCCTGGCCCCGTCACCTGTACGACGTATCCGGAGCAGAAGGCGGAGCCTGCCGTGCCGGCTGTTCCTCCGCGCAGGGAATACCTCTCGGTCTTCGAGTGGGACGCCGGTGCGGATAGCGCGGACGAGCTCGACGGTGATGTCGCGATGCGGCTGACGATGAGTCGCGCCGTGGGTGTGGTGGTCGGGCTCGCCATCCTGGACGAGGCGGAGCTGTCTGACCCGGCCCGGGTCCGACATGGGCTGTACTTCCATCAAAGCGAGGGTGGCCGCCTGCAGGCCTGCGTGCTGGAGCGCGGCCGCCGCGTGTCGCCGATCCGGCTCTATGACCCCCAGGACCTCTGGGAGGTAAGGCGCATCGGCGGCACTGTCCACTACCTGCACAACGGACAGCGCTTCTACACGTCGCAGCAAGCCAGCCACGGGCTCGTGGTCGTGGGTTGTGCGATCTACGCGACCGGAGATTTCATCGAATGACCATCGAGTTCCTGCCGCTGCAGCATGCGGAGATCGAGGGGCGTGGCCAGGTCACGTTGTCACTGAGGGCCGTGGGGGTTGGCTCAGGGCTCGGCGCAGCCGGCAGTGCCGTGCTGCGCCTGGGCTCGTCTGGACAGGGGCAGATCTACTTCGGCGGCGGGGTAGACCCGGTCGTACCCGCCAACGGTGCCGCCGCATTGAACCTGGTCACATCCGGGCAGGGCTACGGCCGCGACATCGGCGGCGGTGCCGCGGCGATCAGCGTGCGTGCTGCAGGCTTCCAGACTGCCCCCGGCGGTGGAGCGGGCGGCGCGCGCCTGGCGCTGTTTGGCAGCGGTCGACAGGTCACCACGCCGCTTGCCTATGCAGGCCTGTCTGCCCGACCGCGAATGATCTCTGCGTTCGGCGGGCGCTGGTTTGCGTCGCCTCGTTCATCGCTGGCTATCGGCGAGACCCGAAGCAGCCTGCCAACGCACGTGCTGAACGAAGTGCTCTCCATCGACGAGACCCGGCGCAGCGCGCTGCTGGCCAGCTGCAGGACGGCGGACACGCTGAGCCTGGAAGACGCGGCAGCGGTGGTGTTCATGCTGCTGGTCGAAGAGGGGGTTGCCTTCACCTCGGACATTCGCGCTGACTCGATCAGGCTGGAGCGCGTTATCGACCGCCTGCTGATGCTGGGAGTGGCCACGTCGTACGCCGATGCGTTGAACGCCTTGGTCGGCGGCCTGTGGTTCGGCGCCCTGACCGAGGCACTGCGCACGGAGACGGTCACCGATGGACTGCTGGGCGCGGACCTGGTGGCCAGCCTGCAGCGCGCCGCAGAGCGCGTGGTGGACGGCATGCTGGCTGATGACGCGGCATTCGACGCCGGTACCGGCGTGGTGATGGTGGATGAGCAGCTGCTCGTCGGCGCCGCCGGCAGCGCGACGGCCGAGCTGGCCCAGCTGCTGAAGGACGGGCTGGGATTCGTGACCCGCCTGGCGCTGGACACCGGCGAGTACGTGGCATGGGTCATGAACACCGAAAGCCGTGCGCTGAGCCGCTACACCCAGTACCCGTTCAACAGCTTCGCCAAGATCGGCGGTCGCTACTACGCCGCGGCTGCAGACGGCCTGCACCGCCTTGATGGCGATGACGACGACGGCACACCAATTGCCGCGCGGCTGCGGCTGGGCCTTTCCGCACTGGGCACGCGCCGCCTGAAGCGGCTGCCCGAGGCGTTTGTCGGCTACACCGCCACCGGCGCGCTGCTGCTGCATGTGATCACGGTCAACGAGCAGAGCGGCCAGAAGGAAGCGGCCATCTACCGGATCCTGGAGCGGCCGGCGTCGAGTGAGCGGGAAACCCGCTGGAGGCTGGGGAAGGGGATCAAGGCCGTCGACTTCGACTTCGTGATCGAGAACGTGGACGGCGCCGACTTCGAGCTCGCAGCCATCGACTTCAGGCCGATCTATCTTGATCGCCGGACCAGGGGATGACCATGGCAGGACCTTGTTTCTGGCGCGAGCCATTCAACCTTGTTCAGGACTGCGGCGAAGATCCGCAGCCCAGCGACTGGATGCTCACCTTCAACAACGGAATGGTCGAAGCCGAAGAGGCATCCGAGCTCCCCGGATTCGCCGTAGGCACCGACTTCCTGCTGAAGATCGAGGGCGACGTGGACGGGCGCACCCTCGAAATGCGCTATCGCATCGACAGCGACCGCTATGCGCCCTACTACATGGGTGAACAGACCAGCTACAACGGCCCCGATGGGGCTGCCGCCGTGGCGACACAAGGTGCAAATCGTTGGGACGTATCGGTCTACGTCCTGTGGAGCTGACCGGAGAAGCATGAATGGCAACTACCTGGTGTCCTGACCTGTCGGCTGATGCCGCGATCACGTTGGTTGGAAGCGCGCATGACAAGTTCATGGAGCTCGGCTCGACCACGTACAACATGGCCGTGTCCAACCTGCAGGGCCTCAACAGCGTCCGGCTGGATCCGATCGACTTCAACGTCGACTTCCGCTTTGCCGATCCGCAGGCCACGTTCCAGCGGCCGCGCCGCCCCGACCTGGATGAAGGGGCGCTGGAATTCCGCGCTCCTGATGTACCGCTGCCCAGCGCGCCCGGCTTCGTGGCGGCTCCGATCTCGATCAGCGAAGCGCCCGAGCTCGACGCTCAACCACCGACGCTCGCTTTCGGAGCGAAGCCGACCACGCCGAACGTGGTCGAGCCGACGCTTCCTGTGGATCCGGCGCCGATTGTGCTGCCGGCGGAGCCGACCTACGTCTTGCCGCAGGTGCCGACGTTCGAGGCACTGAACCTGCCCGACGTGCCGAACATTGTCTTGCCGGAGTTCGAGGCGGAGAAACCGATCTTCATCGAGCCGCCGTTCAACGAAACCTGGCAGTTCGAGGCCACCCCATATGTCAGCACGCTGGTGGACACGCTCACCGCCACGCTGAAGCCGATGATCGTCGGAAGCCAGGCCCTGCCAAGGATCATCGAGGACGCGATCTTCCAGCGCGCCCGCAGCCGCATCGAGCTGGACACCCAGCGGAACGTCGACCAGGCGGTTTCGGAGTTCGCCGCCCGTGGCTTTTCCGAGCCCCAGGGCATGTTGGCCGGAAGGATCCTGGAGGTCCGGCAAACCGGGCAGGGTGCCGTTGCCGAGGCCTCTCGTGATGCGGCGATCAAGCAGTTCGAAGAATCGCTGGCCAACCAGCGCATGGCCATTGCTCAGGGCGCAGCGCTGGAAGGGACGCTGGCGCAGCTGCACACCGACGAGCAGAAGCTGATGCTGCAGGCGGCGACGTTCCAGCGCGAAACCGTGATCGCCGTGCTGAACGCCAGGATCTCGGTCTTCAACGCTCGCCTGCAGGCCTACCAGACCGATGCCCAGGTGCTGCGCGATCGCATCCAGGCGGAGCTGGCCAAGGTCGAGGTGTTCCGGGCCCAGATCGAGGGCGAGCGGGCGCGCGGTGAGATCAATGAGCAGCGGGTGCGCCTCTACGAGTCGCAGCTGCGCGGTGTAACCACCCTGGCCGACTTCTACCGCACCCGCGTCGAGGCGGTGAAGGTGCAGGCGGACATCAACCGTTTCGGCATCGACAAGTACCGCGCGCAGGTCGACGCCTATGAGGCGCGCTGGCGTGCCCACGTCGCCGAGTGGCAGGGCTACACGGCCAGTGTGGAGGGCGAGGGCAAACGGGCGGATCTGTATCGCACGCTGGTCGATGCCAATGCCAAGCGTGTCGATGCCTGGGCGGCCAGCAACAACATGCAGTTCGAGGCCGAGCGCCTGCGCATGGCTCAGCACGGGGTTGACCTGGACGTGTGGCGCGCCGGCATCACTCGTTGGGACGCGACGCTGAGCGGCGAGCGGGCTCGACTGGCTGCTGTCGGCCAGGCGTTCGACGCGAAGGCGCGGATCTACAGCGCCGACGCCGGCGTGGAGCAGGCGGCCTCGGCCGCGGCCGATCGCAGTTTCGAGCTCGGACTGGCGCGGGAACGTGCCGACGTCGACGTACAGCTGCAGCAGGCCCAGATGCGCATCCAGCAAATGCTCGGCCTGCTGGCGCAGTCGGCGGAGATCCAGCGGGCAAAGGCGCAGATCTCCAGCCAGCTCGCCGCCAGCACGATGAGCGCTGTCAACTACGGGGCCAGCGTTTCCAGCGGCCGCAGCAAATCCAACTCCTGCTCGCAGAACTACAGCTTCCAGGGCGAGATCGCGGACGCCTGATCCGCCTCAACTTCATAAGGGGAATCGCATGGCCATCAACGATCGAGACGAACTGAACCCTGCCGGCGCTACGCCTGCGCAGCCCCGCATTGCCGCCCGGCCGAGCCCCGGCACGGCCTTCGGCTCGGCGCTGCGCAGCGGTGTCGCAGGAACCGCCACGATGGCGCGGCAGGCCGCCGGCGCAGGCCTGCGCGCGGCTGGTACCGTCGCCGACGCAGTGACGGCACCAGGACGCGAAGCGGCCGGCTTCGTGCGTGATGCAGGCCGCGCAGCGGTCGGCGCGGCGCCGTCGCCACAACAGGGCCAGCCGTTGAGGGCGCCCAGCCAGCTCAACCCGATTGGTGGCGCCGCCAGCGCGCTCAGCCGCATCGCACCGGTGAGGCTCGGCGGTGCCGCGAAGCCGAAACCGACGTTCGGCGGTGTGAGCTCGAGCGTTGACTCGACTGCAGGCCTCGCTGGTTCGCGCTTGGCTGGGCGGCCGTCGATCGGGGCAGACTTCACCGGGGTCAGTTCCAGCGTGAGTTCCACGGCGCCCCTGGCGGGCGCTGCAAGTGCCGCAGCGCCCCGGGCGTCCACCGCCCCCGCAGCAGCTGCGCCGAGCACCTACACGACGCAGGACGGCCGCACTGCCACGTTGCCAGCGGGCATTACCCGCACAGTGGATGCCAACGGCAATTCGGTGTTCACCGGATCCGCCGCAACCATCGCAGCCAGCGGCGGTGCTGCGGCCGCACCGGCCGGCGGCACGCTGGGATCCATGGTGTCCCCCCTTGCGGCTGCGCCTGCAGCGCCGACGATGGTGGCTCCGCGGCCAACGCCGCAGATCGTGCAGCGCGGTCGCCAGGGAGGGATCATCGAAAACCCCGCCGACACCACGGTGGACAAGCTCACCCGAGCCATGGGCAGCGCCAGCCTGAAAGGCAGCCCGAGCGGCCGCGCCGCAGTAGCGCAGGCAATCCTCGGCGAGGCCGGCGCGCGCCAAGCCGAGCGCGCATCTGCGCTCCGCACGCAGGATGAGGCGGACCTTGCCGCTGGCCAGGTCAACGCGGTCGCTGCGCAAGGCGACGCCAACCGCGCGCTGCAGGCTGGTCAGTTCAACGCACAGATGCAGGACAACGCCGCCAATCGCCAGGCGTCGCTGGAAACGGCCCGCATTGCGCGCAGGCCGGAGATCTCGGTTGCTGCTGACGGCAGCATGGGGGTTGTTGGTAGCGACGGCGGCTGGCGTCCCGTGACCGGCGCCGACGGACAGAGCGTGCGGGCCGCCCAGGCGCCGCGCCAGACCGGCGAGCTCACCGATGCCGACCGCCTGAAGTCCTACACCGATCGATTCAACGCGATTTCCGGGAACGTCACGATGGACGAAGCCGCGAAGACCGCGGCCTTGGCCCAGCTCGATGCAGATCCGCTGTACGCGGGGCTGCGCCCACAAGAAGCTCCGCCGGTTGCCGGAGCGCGGAAGGCTCCGGACGGGAACTGGTACGTGCAGAACAACGACGGAAGCTACTCGAAGGTGAATCTCTGATGGCAACGTTCGAAAAGGTCGATGGGAATCCCTTTGGCGCAGGAGCAGCCGCAGCGCCAGCACCAACCCCCGCAGCCACCGACAAGGTTGCGCGCCGACCGACGCTGTCCCCCGTGCAGGGCGACCCGTTCCAGAAGGTGGCCAAGCGCCCGGAGCGATCCTGGGGTGAGGCGTTCAAGGACACCGGGCTCGGCATTGCTTCCGGCGCCGCCAACATCCTCGGTGGCGCCGTGGAGCAGCGGAACTCCATGGAGCCGACCAACATCGTGCGGCAGGGCCTGCGCGCGCTGGACAGGTTGGGGGTCAAGGGCGCATCCGAGACCGCCGCGCTGGTACCAGGCACACCATCCGAGATCTTCGGCGGGCGCCGGGCTGGCTCGGATAGCGCGGGCTTGTCGAAGGCAACGCAGCTGGCCACCGACTACCTCGGCGAGAGCCAGTCTGATGCGCTCAAGCAGGAGAAGCAGGACCTGCAGGACACCAAGGGCTTCTTTGCCAGTGCCGGCAAGGTGCTGTCCTCGCCGCGACTGATCGGCAATTTCCTGGCCGAGCAGGTGCCAAACGTAGCCGCGATGGGCGCCGGCACGCGCCTTGCGGCTGCGCGGGCGGGCGAACGAGCATTGGCGGGTGCGTTGGCCAAGGGTCTCGGTGCCGAGGCCGCTGAAACGGCAGCCACCGCCGCTGGACATCGCGCGGCGACTGCCGCTGCCACCGGCCTGACGACGATCATGGAGACCGGGTCGGCGGGCCAGCAAACCTACCAGCAAGCAATGGCGCAGCCGCAGTCGGTCTGGGATGCCAATCCGGAATACAAGCGCATGGTCGCCGCCGGCGGTGACCCGCAGACGGTCAAGGAGACCATCGCGCGTGGCGCATCGATGGAAGCGCAGGCGATCACCGCACCGATCGCGGCGATCGCCGGCCGCATTGCGGCGCCGTTCGAAGCCGACGTCTTCACCCGGGGCCTGGCGCGCAAGCCGAAGGCGATGCTCGCAGGTGCTGCGCGCGAGACTGTGGAAGAAGGCATCCAGGAGGGCGGCTCGCAGCTGGCCGGCAACCTTGGCCAGCGCCAGGTCGATCCGACCCAGGCAGCGTGGGAAGGTGTCCCTGAAGCGGCCGGTACCGGTGCGGCGATCGGCGGCCTGCTCGGTGGCGGCATGGCCGCCGGCGGCGCGATCGCCAGCCGCGGCGACAACCAGGCCGCAGTGGCAGCTGATGCGGAGCGGGAACGTCTGGCACGCCGGCCGACGCCGACGCCACCTCCGCTGCCACCGCCGCCGATCCCCCAGATGCTGGCGCTTCCGCCGCCGGAAGTGATGACTGCTGCACCGGATGGCACTGTCACGCCTGGCAGGGTCCGCCCGGAGGTTATGGCCGAACCTGAGATGCGCTTTCCGCAGGGCCGCGGCATGTCCGCTCCCTTCGACGGGACTCGCGTCGCCGCGCGGCCGCAGCCGACGGTACCGTTCCCTGATGCAACCCCTGACTCGATCGCCGGCATCGCCAACCTGGTGTCCCAGGCCCGGCGTCCCACTGAGCCTGCGGATACCGCAACAGCTGCGGCAGCTCAGGCAGAACCCGTCGCCCCGCAAGCTCAGGAAGGCCAGGCGCCCCTGGTAACACCGGAAGTTCCGGCCGCCGCGGCGCCTCCGGCGCCTGCGGTCGCGCCGCCGTGGGTCGATGCCCAGACCGGTGAAGCGCTCCGTGAGCCGACCACGACGGACATCAAGCAGCTGCTGCACAGCGGCCTGCAGTACCAGGTCGAGACGCATGGCGGAATCAATACGCCGACCCTGCTGCGATCCATGCGTGACCAGTACGGCCTGCCCAGCGCCCGTGTGCGCCCGCTGCTGGACGAGGTAAAGGGCGAGCGTCGGCGCGGCCTCACTGAGCCGCCAGCCGATGCCGGCAACCTGGCAGCGAGTGAGGCCGCCGGCGCAGCATCGCCGGCGCAGCAGTCGCTGAGGGAGGCCGCACCGTCTGCAGATCTGCAGCTGGATGGTGCCGCGCCGACCGATCGATCCGCCCCGGAGCCACTGGCCAGCGAATTGCAGCGCGCGCCCGGTGATGCGGCTGCGCAGTTGGACACCGGTTCGTCTCGCGCACCGGTCGCTGAGCCGCGTGCAGCCGGCGCGACGGAGACAACCGGTGTGGCCGGGACCGCTCCGGAGCAGTCCGTGGCCGAGGCGAGCGCTGGCCAGGCCAACGTGCCGGCGCAGGCCGAAGTGCCGAAGGTGGCCACTGCGGCTGCTGAGGCGGCGACGAATCCGCAGAATGATCTGCCTGCGCCCACGGATGCACAGAAGGAAGCCGGCAACTACAAGAAGGGTCACGTCCGCATCAACGGACACGACATCAGCATCGAGAACCCCGCCGGCAGCCAGCGGGATCCACGCTGGCCCGCACTGAAGAACCACTACGGCTACTTCAAGGGCACCGTCGGCAAGGACAAGGACCACGTCGACGTCTTCATGACCGACCGCGCTGAGGATCCGGCGCTGCCGGTGTACGTGGTCGACCAGGTCAACAAGGACGGCTCCTTCGATGAGCACAAGGTCATCATGGGCACCGCGTCGGAGCAGGAAGCCCGCGAGACCTACCTGGCCAACTACTCGAAGGGCTGGACGGGCCTCGGCGGCATCAAGGAAATGTCACAGGAGCAGTTCAAGGCCTGGGTGCGCGATCCGAAGAAGACCACGCGCCGCGTTACGAGGGCCCAGCAGGCGGAGCCCGCGCCGGCGCCGCAGGCCGCTGCGCCTGCAGGTGGAACGGAGCAGGGCGTAAGCACAGCACCCGAAAGCGTCGGTGCGCCGTCGGAAACCGGTGGTGCGTTGGCCAAGATCGAAAGTGAACCCGCCGCTGCAGCAGCTGCAGCGCCGGCAACGACCGACCAGCCCCCGGCCTATACGCCCAAGGTGCGACGCATCGGTGGTTCTCCGCAGTACGACCGCGGCGACATTGGCACGCTCGGCGCCTACTTCACGCCGGGGCGCATCGTGAATGCCTACGGCAACACCCGGGATCGAGTGATTGAGTTTCGGCCGCCGGGGAAGGATCCGCGCTGGCAGGTGAAGGTTCAGCAGGTCGATTCCGCCGGCAACCCGCTACCTGACGAGGATCCGCGCTGGCACAGCACCATCCCGTCGCCGAACGACCTGGAGCAGGTGCTCGGCAAGCCGGTCGCGAAGGCGCGCAAGGCTGCCGCTCCTGCACAAAACAGCACCGCGGCGACCGACGCTGCGCCCGCGCTGCCGCAGAAGCAGGCCGCTGGTCCGGCGGTGATCGAAGACCTGGGTGAGAAGCTGGGCGGCGCGCGCAAGGATCTGGCCAAGCCCACCGGTACGCGACCGCAGCGCCGCGCTGACGCCGACGCTGGCGCCGAGGCGGGCCCGGCTTGGTCGAAGAAGTACGTGGCGATGGAAGACGCCCGCAGCCCGGGCAGCTGGCGCCTGTTCAAGGCGAAAAAGGGCCGCCTGGGCAACCCGTTGGCCAGCCGGCAGACCTTCGCCAGCCAGGCTGAGGCCGAAGCGGCAATCCCGATGGTCGAGCTGGCCCGCAATCATCGTGCCGTGGAGCGCGAGCCCGGCAACTGGGCGATCGCGCGAGACGTCACCGACCGGAAGCGCGTCTATCTCAAGGATGGCTTCGACAGCCGCGCGGCGGCGCTGCAGTACATGGCCGAGAACGCGCCAGCACTGATCGACACCAAGACCACCGTGGGCGAGGACGCTCTGCCGCGGCCGGACAAGGTCATGCGCATCGGTGAGGCGCGGCGCGAGGGCGATGTCCAGGGCCAACAGTTCATGGACACCTTCGGCTTCCGAGGCGTTGAGTTTGGCAAGTGGAACAACCAGGACGAGCGCCAAGAGGTGATGAATCACGCCTTCGACGCGTTGGTCGACCTGTCCGAGCTGCTGAACCTGCCCCCGCGCGCGATGAGCCTGGACGGCCAGATCGGCCTGGCGTTCGGTGCACGTGGCCACGGCCTCAGCGGCGCCCGCGCGCACTATGAGCGGGACTATGCGGTGATCAACCTGACCAAGCTCAAGGGTGCCGGTTCGCTGGCCCACGAGTGGATGCATGCCCTGGACCACTACCTCGGCCGGCAGGACGGCCGTGGGTCGGAACAGATCACCAACAGTCGCGGCGACAAGGTCATGAAGGCGTCGGGTGTTGACGACTACCTGAGCAATGCCAGCCGATTCCGGGGGAACGTGCGTCCGGAGCTGCGTGCGGCGTTCCAGGAGCTGATGGACACCATGCGAACCCGTGCCGAGCAGTATGTCGAAGACACGGCGCGCGCTGAATCCTTCCTGGGCAAGGCCCGTGACCAGGTGCAGAAGCAACTAGGCGATCTGCGTGCCCACATCGAGAAGGAGAGGGCCTGGGGATCGCGGAAGCGACCGGCAACACAACAGGAACTGGCCACGTTCGACGCCGCGGCGGATCGGCTGCTCAACGGCGAGACGTTCAGCACCGATGCGAAGCCGACCAAGGGTGGCGGGGTACGGTTCACCAACGAAGAACTGGACGCGCTCGATGGCGTCTTGAAAGCCGTTACCAACCGCACGGGCTTCAACTCCGAGCGCACCGGCTCGCTGGATCGATTGCGCGATGCGATGGGCATGTATCAGCGCCGGGTGGAGCTATGGCAGTCGGCAGACGCCGGCGAGGCGAAGACCAAGAACGTGCCGACCTCGTTCATGACCGAGGCCCGAAAGCTGGACGATGGCCGCGTAGGCAATTACTGGACCGCGCCGCACGAGCTCCTGGCACGTGCCTTCAGTTCCTACGTCGAGGACCGCCTGCAGGATGCTGGCCGGGCCAGCGCTTTCATGTCCTTCGGTTCGGACCCGCGCTTCGCGGTGCCGGTCGGTACCGAGCTCGCTCGGCCGTTCCCCGGCGGCGCCGAGCGCCAGGCCATGAATGCCGCGTTCGACCGCTTCTTCGCCGAGGTCAAGCACGAAGAGAGCCCGACCGGTGGTGTCCGGCTCTTCTCCCGCCGTGGCTGGGAGGCCGACTTCCCCGATGTCGTGACGGCTCACCGTCCCGGTCGCCTGAGCGCGCACGCGGATTACGCTGCAGCCAAAGCTGGCGACGACACCGCGGCCCTGCGCGTGGCGCGCGACGTCATCACCCCGGCGTTTGTCGAGGACGTGCGTGCTGCGCTGCCGGAGGGCAGCAAGCCCCTGGTGGTGGCCGTGCAGTCCCAGGAAGCCACGGGCAACAACCGCATCCCGCGCATGGCCGCCGAGGTGCTGGCCCAGCGCCTGGGACTGCAGGTGTCCGAAGACATCGTCCAGGCCGCCAAGGTCAATCGTAGTGCCGGCGATGCCCTACACCGGCTGGCCAACCAGCCCCCGTTCGCCGGCAAGGTGGAGAAGGGCCGCGACTACGTCCTGATCGATGACACGCTGACCCAGGGAGGCACCCTGGCCCAGCTGAAGACCCACATCGAGGACAACGGCGGCAAGGTGGTGCTGGCCACGGCTTTGACCGGCAAGGACTATTCGCGGAAAATCGCCCTCAACTCCCAGAGCCTGGCCGACGTCCGTGAACGTTTCGGATCAATCGAACCCTGGTGGCGCGACCAGTTCGGCTACGGCTTCGAAGGCCTCACCGAATCCGAAGCGCGCACCATCCTCACCCTCGACAAGGGACGTCTCGATGCTGACGCCCTCCGAGATCGAGTCGCTGCAGGCCGAGTACCGGGCCTCCGGCCAGTGGGCGAAGGAGCAACTGGCCAAGGATCCGGAGCTGAAGCACCTGGGCCCGGCGGGCGGGTAAACCGATCCGCAGCTCCGGCCGCCAGTGGCGGCCTGGACTTTGACCGCGCGCTGCAGCTCAAAACCGACCTGACCCAGCATTGGGGCGAAAACGCGCCCAGCGTGGTCGTGGTGCGCTCGGCCGAGGACTTCCCGGCCAGCGCCAAGGTAGATCCGGGCTATCGTCGCGCCGAGGGTATGTACGACGGTCGGCCCACGGTCTGGATCAACGCCGGCAACATCGCCACCGAGCAGCGCTTCGCGCAGGTGCTGGCACACGAGGCAATCGGGCACTACGGCGTTGAGTCGGTGGTGGGGGCCAAGGACTGGACCCAGATCGTGGACGCGATCGACAAGCTGGCAGCGGACGGATCCGGCACCGCCGCGCTGAAGTCGGTGCTGGCCGATGTGACCAGGCGCTACGGCACTGTCGATCGCGAGACCTTCGCCAAGGAAGCGATCGCCGTCATGGCAGAGCGGGGGATCCGCAACAGCTTCACCAGCCGCGTCGCCGCCGCGGTCCGCCGCTTCCTGCGCCGCGTCATGCCGTCGCTGAAGTGGTCCGAGACCGAGGTTCGGGACCTGTTGAGCCAAGCCGATGGATTCCTGCGTGCCGGCATGTCGGCCCAGGCGCAGCGGGAAATGGTGCGGTCCTACTCGTTCGCACAACCGCAGATCGACGGCCGCGGCGAGGCCTTCCTCGAGCAGAACGGTGGTCGATTTCTCCGCCGCGACGACCAGTGGTACCTCGCCGACGAGCGGGGCCGCCCGGCTGACTTCCTGACCCTCGGCGCCGCGCGCGCTGAGGCCGAGCGCACCGGTGGCCAGGTGCTGGCCGATCCGGTTGAGAGTGGGCCGCGCACCTGGAGCGTGGTGCTGCCCAATGGTGCCGAGGTGACACGGGCCGCGCGCGGCCGCCTCTTCAGCATGCCGCCGGCAGACGCGCTCGCGGACATTGATGCGATCCAGCAGGGCATCCAGGGTGACGGTGTGCTGGCACGTGCGCGGCAGAAGCTGGAAGACCTGACCCCCAGCAAAGTGAAAGACACGTTGCGGTCCACGTGGCTCGGTGCGCTGGCCACCCGGCACCTGACGGAGCTGGGGCGCGACTACTTCCCGACTATCGATCGCTACTCGGACTACCTGGCCGAAATGCAGGCCGACCGGAACAAGCTGCAGGCAGAGGCGGAAGCGATCGCCGAGCCCGCTCGTCAATGGGCCAGCAAGAACAAGGCGGAAAGCCGGCGTCTGTTCGACCTCATGCACCAGGCGACCATGGACGGCGTAGATCCGTCGCGCGAGTACCAGCCCCTGCAGTTCAAGGCGCCAGGAGGGCAGGGTCTGCAGGAGGTCAACCGCAAGAACGTTCTACATGCGATCAAGGTGATCCAGCAGCAGATGAGGGAACGCAGCGGCGATACCAAGACGAACATGATGAATGAAGTGAAGACGCTGAAAGCAATGCTGAAGGTCGAACCACGTCGCCGCAGGCAGTACGTCCCCTTGGTCGAGCAGTGGTCACAGCTGTCGCCGGATGCAAAGTCGTTCTATCTGCAGTTCCGTGATGCCTATCGATCGAGGTCCGACGCGGTGGAAGCGGCCCTGATTCAGCGCATCGAGGACCTGAAGGGTGGTGATCTGGTTGGAGGCCAGGTCATCAGCGACAGTAGCCGCCGCATGCTGGTGAACAAGATCCGTGAGCAGTTCGAATCCGCACGCCTGCAAGGCGTCTACTTCCCCCTGCAGCGATTCGGGAAGTTCTTCGTCGCAGCGGAGAAGGGCGGCACAAGCACTTTCCTGATGTTCGAATCACAGAACGAGCTGGACCGAGCCGTGAAGGACCTCCAAGCCAAGGAGTGGGCCATCACCGCCCGGGGAATGAAGATGGAGGGCAGGGCGGCCGACGCACCGAGCGGCACCTTCGTCGCCGACGTGATCGACCAACTGCGGACGGCGCACGTGTCCGACGCGGTCCAGGACCAGGTGTACCAGTTGTACCTGCAGACCATGCCGGAGCTGTCGATGCGCAAGCACCAGATCCACCGCAAGTCGGTGCCTGGCTTCGATCCTGATGCCGTGCGTGCCTTCGCCTACAACATGCAGCACGGGTCGCACCAGCTCGCCCGACTGCGATACGCCCACAAGCTGCAGGGTGTGCTGACCGACCTGAAGGACGCGCAGAAGAAGATTCAGGCGTCGCCCAGCGTCGACACGCGAAAGATTGTGGCGGGCGACGCTCTCCTGGAAGAGCTGGGCAAGCGGCACGAATGGATCATGAATCCGACCGACTCGGCGCTGACCAACCTGATCTCGTCGTTCGGCTTTACCTACTACCTGGGCGCTACGCCGGCAGCGGCCCTAGTGAACGTGACCCAGACCGCCCTGGTCAGCTACCCCTACCTGGCCGCACGGCACGGCGGGGTCAAGGCCATGAACTACCTGCTGGCCGCCAGCCGTGACGCCGTGCGCACAGTGGGCAACATCCAGAGGACGCTGACCGACCCCGACGAGCTCCGCGCCTACCAGGCGCTGGAAGTCGCCGGCGCGATCGAGAAGACGCAAGCCCACAATCTCGCCGGCATCGCCGAGGGTGGCCTGACGGGCTACAACCCGGCCTGGAGCAAGGCGATGGAGATCATCGGCTGGGGTTTCCACAAGACCGAGGTGGTCAACCGCGAGGCGACCGGCATGGCCGCATACCGCCTGGCCCGCGCCGACGGCAAGTCGTTCGACGAGGCGGTGAAGTTCGCCCGGGACGCCATCTTCGACACCCACTTCGACTACAGCAACGCCAACCGCGCCCGCTTCATGCAGAGCGGCACCGCCAAGGTGCTGCTGATGTTCCGGCAGTACAGCCTGAACATGACCTGGGCGCTCGGGCGGATGGTGTGGCAGGCCACCAAGGGGCAGGACCCGCAGGTGCGGCAAATTGCCCGGCGCAACCTGACCGGCCTGCTGGGCATGAGCGCACTGTTCTCCGGCGCCATGGGCCTGCCGATGATGGGCATGATCATGGGGGCGCTCAATGGCATCCAGGCCACCTTCGGGGATGACGACGAGCCGTGGGATGCAGAGACCGAGCTGCGGGCTTTCCTCACCGGCATGCTGGGGCAGGGCGGGGCGGATCTGCTGCTGCACGGGCCGGCGGATAAGCTGACCGGCGCGAACATTTCCGGCCGTGTCGGCCTGGATAGCCTGTGGATCCGCGACGCCGATCGGGAGCTCGACGGCCGCGGCATGTTCAACAACCTGCTCGAGCAGGCTGCGGGGCCAATGGGCGGCGTCCTGAAGAACGTGCTGGTCGGCAAGCAGCAGGTCGACGAGGGCCACATCATGCGCGGCGTGGAGACCATGCTGCCCAAGGGGCTCAAGGACATGATCAAGGCCGGCCGTTACGCCACCCAGGGCGTCAATACCCTGCGCGGCGACCCGGTCGTCGAGGACCTGTCGCCCTGGGAGATCCTGCTGCAGGCCAACGGCTTCGCTCCGGAGAAGGTGTCCAGGCAGTACGAGACCACCCGCGCGCTGAAGAACTACGAGCAGCACATCCTCGACCGTCGCAAGTCGCTGGTGAATGCCTTCGCCATGGCCCTGCGCAACGGCGACGCCAGCGACCGGGCTTCGGTGCTAAGCAAGATCGGCGCCTTCAACAAGGCCAATCCCGAGCTGGCGATCACCTCGAGCGGTCTGCAGCAGTCCATCAAGAACCGGGCCCGCTACAGCGCCAGGGCTGAGGCCGGCATCGTGCTCAACCCGAAGCTTGCCGCGCGGCTGAACAATGCAGTGACGGAGTAACTGCAGAAAAAAAGCTGATCCCCAATCCGGGCCGCCCGAATGAAAGCAATGTGAAGACGCCGGTGATGATGCCGGCGTTACCGAAACAGGGGTCAGTAACCGATGGACAAGAAGGACTCGCAGTTGGTGGCCATTGGAGAAGGAAAGCAGGAGAAAGGCCAGCCGATGGACGGTGGTGCTGGTTTTCTTTCCCCTGCAACAGGCTTGGATGTGGGGCCCAAGGCATCCAGGGGGCGGCACTCTCGCCGCCAGACGCTGGAGAAGGGCATGGAAGATGAGCGCCACAAGGCTCAGGTGGTCTCGATGGAGGCCTTCAAGGCAGGCCGGGTGGGGCAGATCCCCTCTGAGTTGCTGGAGATGTACGACCAGCTGACCCGTGACCAGCACGCGCTGGTGCGGACCTCGATCGTGCTCGTGGCAGCGCTGCGGAGACGACTGGGCCTGCCGGACCTGTAAGGCTCCAAGAGGCCGCCTTGGCGGCCTCTTGGAGATGCAGGGCTGCAGGCAAACGCGGCGGCTTGAGAGAGACTAAGCCGCCGTGTGAACGCGGCGAGCCATTGAGTAATCGCCACTGTCCCTTACACCCCGTCAAGAGGGGGAAGATGATGGCCGTGACCGCCTCAATGCTCAGGCCTGCACGCGCTGCCCCTGAATAAGATCAAGGGCGTGGATCTGGCTGCGCACCAGAAGCAAAGGAGCGATAAAGCGTCATTGCTCGTTGATCGATAGCGACTTGCTCCACCGGTGTGAGGTCGGGGAAGCGGCGCTGCATTTCTACGGACGCTTTTGAATCTCCAAGGAGATAAGCAACTCGAAGGTATGCGGCTGAATCAACTATGTTCTTAAGTCCAGGGGTTTTCTGGTAAACCTCGGACATTCCATAGTAGCCATAGACACTCCCGCGATTGATTGAACCATGGATGTAAGCTATCCCGGTTTTGGTATCTCCTGCGGCGGTCATCCTTTCTCCATACACAACCATGGCTGGTAAGCTCCCAGCGTCTGCTTGGCGTTTCAACTGCGCATCGGACGCTGCCTTGAACTGCTTGAGTTGTTCCTCTGATGGATAGCCATTTTTGCGCAGCCATTCGGCCTCTTCGGGGTTTTTTGCACTCAATGCCTCAAGTTCACATGCGGCGCCGGAGCAACGGTATTCGAGATTAGGGGTGCCTTCGGTAGGTGGTGCGTCGACAGCGGTAGAGCGGCCGGACTCTTTTAGGGTATGTTCCGAGCTCTCGCTTTGTTGGGGTGTATTCGAAGCCTGTTGCGATGAATCAGTGCTTCTGTCAGTTGGTGAGCAACTCGATGAAATAATGGCAATGGCAAATGCGCAGGCGCAGGCGCTGAGGTGGTTATTAATAAGCTTCATTTAAGGTGCCTTGCATTGATTCTGTTCGATTTGCTGCCACCAGCGCGAGCAGGTCGCATCCTTGGTGATCAGGTTGTATTTCACAGTTGTTGAATTTGCCGGGCTAAGTAAATTTACAACTGTCTGAGGGAAGAAGTCAGATATGCTGATTCCCTCTTTGTTTAGCCAATTTAAAAAGAACCCGGTAAAGGACATCGTCTGTGCGGCTTCGGCTTGAAGCTTGCCCATCGCGTCAAGGCAGTTTCTTTCGGGGACGGTAAGGCCTAGTCCTATTCGATACGCATTGGAAGCTTCCGTCTGATACTTGCAGGCTAGCGAGAAGTACGTAAACACCATCTCGTTGATTTCATTCATCGTGTAGGTTCCCTCAGCCATCATGCTTGTTTGATAGTTGAGTGCAACAGCTATCTGCCCGCGGGCCCTTGGTGCTGTTGAGTCCTGTTGATGATAATACAAAGTCTTCGCGAGTCCGCTTCCGGCCGCGAACTGCTCTCTGCCGTAATCAATGCCGCCAGGCATTGGAATAGGATTGGGACACTCCGCTGGCTTTTGCAGAATCAATGTGGCACATGGTACAGACGGTGAACTGTTGCTTCCTCCGCCCGCTCCGCCCCCACCGCCGCCAGAGTTGCCGCCGTTGTCATTGCCGCCATAATCTGGAAGATCGACTGGTGGATCATAATCAATAGGTGGCAGAGCGTCGACAGTTCGCAGATCAGTCGTGTCTGCCAGGCCGGGTTGTACTGCAAAGAAGCAACCAGAGATGATAAGTCCTATCTTTAGTGCGTGCTTAATTGCCTTGTTGAGATTGCTGCTGGCGGGTGATTCATTTCTCAAGTCGCACTCAAGTGCCATTTGGTAGTCCTGGGTTGAAATGGTACTTCCTGTTTTACTTCTTTTCTTAACTGATCACTGCGTGCTTTAGCTTATCGATGGCTTCGTTTACTCCCTTGGTCGCGATCGTTGCGATCGCGCAGTTGTTTTCGCTTGATAGGTTTGCCGCGATTTTTCCTGCTAGATTCTTCGCTAGGCGTGGGTTTGCGTGATGTATAGTTTTTTCAGTTGCAGTTCCATATAGCAGTAGCGCATTGAGGACTCTTTCGTCGAGCCCATTTTGCAAGGCGTTTTCGCACGTTTTCAGCAGGATCTCTGAGGCTTGCATCCATTTTAGGTAATGCGCATCATCTGGCCGTGGTATGCCAGTAGCAGCGAGTGCGCTCCAGTTCTCGATCGTGCGCATCCGGTCAAACATCAGTCGCCACGCGAAGTAGAGCGGATAGGGCAGGCCTGTTCGCATGGCCAGCTGGACCAGCAGAGTCCTTGTGATCCTGCCATTTCCATTGGCCAATGGATGAATTGTCAGGAGTTGATAAGATAGAGCCTCAGCAACCTCGGCACTGCCGTTTGCCTGCTGTGCATACAGCACCGCCATAAAATCTGCCAGCTGTGCAGGGATGTAGGACGGATCGGGTAGCGCAAGCGATGACTGAAGGGGGGAATGACCTCCGACCCAGGCTTGATCGGATCTGATGCGCAGACGGGGGATGCCGGACTCGCGACCAAGTTTCTCCAAGAATATCATTGGGTCACTAGCCGCATTGTTTAGTACGAGGGGTCTGGCTCCGAGCGAAGGGGGGTCGTCTTGGGAGGGTTGTAGGGAAAGACTACTGCCAATCTGAGCGCGGTGAGTACGGTTCAGGCGAGCGGTAAGCTGCGCAGCAAAAGTAATTAGAGCCTTTGGCGTTGTGCTTGCGGTGGGCACGTAGGCAAATGTGCGCTCCAGAAGCGGCGCCGGCATTGCTACCACAATGTTGTGGGCGCCCCATGCGCTTTCGTTCGCCAACTGTCGAATGTATGGAGCAGGGGCAAAATATGTTCCGATTGTCAGTCCGTCCGTAGACATTTCGTTCATAATTCTGGTGGGGTTGCGAATTCTATACCTATGTGCGCGCCGAATCCTCAGTCGAATTCACACTTCTCTGTCGGTTCTTGGTCGGCCAGAGAAGGCGACAGCACCGCTTTTCGGGTGGATGAAATAGTAGGCCCCGCAGTGGAAGCAGGTCCCCGTTTGCGCGGGAGCCTGCTCGCTGAGAGCTTGCTTATGTCTGCAGTCTGGCCCCCCAGGGTTTACTTCATGTTTTCGGGGTTGTAGCCCTTTCAGTGGTACTCAACCAAGACCCACTGCCCGCTCATCCAGGTGTAAGCCCACGTCTCAATGGTCCCATCAGATTGGCGATTGGTGATTGTGATTTCCTCGCCTTCCTGGCCATTGCTGGGAAGCGGGACCGGCGGGGAGGACGTCGACCGCGTCAAGAGTTTCGGCGACACTTGCTTGAGGCGGACGGTGATGTCCCCTGAGGTTGCTGTCGAAGCGAATTCGGGGGACCTCGCCTTGATCCACTCCAAGACGGACGCGGCCTCAGCAGACTTTGCCCCATAGATGGTCTTGGACTCCACGGTGGTGCTCGAATTGATCGGCGCCGCCTCAGCGGTCACAACGGCCGGGCTGGACACCACCCCAACAAGCAACGCAATATTTGCACGATGAACTCCTTTCCTTCGTTATGGGTCAGCAGACCATCTAGCCTGCGTGGGGACCGTACCACAAGATTTCGTCAAATCGTTCAGTTATCTGGCTGTGAGGACTTGATGGAAAGGCCGATTTGATCAATTCGTCAAATCGTTCAGACAGATTTGCCAGCTTCAAAAGCTGGCAAGAAAGCTGGCAAGTTGCTGCCAACTCATGCCCATTTCTGCCCATGCAGCAGTTATGAACGAAAAAGCCCATCAAGCTAAGGCATTGATGGGCTTCGATATTTTGGCAATTTGGAAACTGGCGCCGACGGCGTCACGGGGACAATGCACCCCCGGTTTCTTCAAGTATTGCAAGGCTTTTGGGGTCAATGCTGGCAAAAAGCTGGCACTAACCCTGCCCAACGACGCGAATGTTACGGCAATCTTCCTGAACAGTCACGCGCGACCAGGGCTGGCGCAAGAACCGTTCAGTCGCCGCTGCCGTCCAGCAGCAGGCTGCGGGGCAGGGGCGCCGTCAGCGGGTTCCAGACCGCCGCGGCCTTGGCGCCGGCGTCGGGGACCATCGAAGGGATCCACCGACCGTACTTCTTGGCGGTGATCGTCCAGTCGCGGTGCCCCATCTGCCGCGCCACCCACATGACGTTCTCGCCGGCGCTGAGCGCCTGGGAGGCGAAGGTGTGGCGCATCTGATACGGGTACCGGTACCGGACCCCAGCCTTGCGCAGTGCGCGCTGCCATTCGCCAGCGCGGATGCTCTGATCCGACCCCCACCGCGCATTCGTCCTGGGATCATGGAAGACGAACTCGCCGGCGGTGGCGGTATGGGCACGCTGGGCCTTCAGGGCATCGATCGCCGGCTGCAGCAGCTGCACCTCACGCACGCCGGACTCCGTCTTCGGAGCCTTCATCTTGCCCATGACCCAGGCGCGCCGGATCTTGACCGTTCCCTTGCGCCAGTCGATGTCCGACCAGCAGAGACCGATCATTTCCGAGGTGCGCAGGCCCGTGGCGAAGTTGAACTGGCAGTAGTTGCGGACCTGGTCCTCGCGGCAGGCGGCCAGGATTGCCTGGACTTCTTCCGGCGTGAAGGGGTCGACCTCTTTGCGCGCATTGGCCTTGGCACGCCGCTTCACCCTAAACCCGTCGAGGGGATTGCTCGGGATCAGGTCATCGGCCACGGCCTCATCCAGGGCGCCGCGGAGCGGGCCCAGGACGTTGTTGATGCGCTTGGCCGACGTCGACTCGTCGAACGTGGCCACCAGCTCCTTCAGCGCGATACGGTCGAAGTCACGCAGCGCGATCCCGCCGCAGCGCGGCACCAGGATGTTCTCGACGATACGGCGGTAGCCGATCAGGCTGCTGTGCTCGAGCTCGGGCTCTTTCTGCGCCAGCCACCGTGTCAGCACCTGCTCCAGTGTGTCGAGGGCCGCTGGCTTCTCCGCCACCTGCACCGCGCGCTTGCTGCCGGGGAAGTGGGTGGCATAGTCGAAGGTGCCCTTCTCGATCTCGACCTTGATCTGCCCCAGCAGGTTCTCGCAGTACCGAAGGTTCCGTGCGGTCGGAGGGAGTTTGACCCGCTCACGGCACCGCTTGCCCCGGTAGTAGAAGTCTATTGCGATGCTGCTCTGTGTAGCTGGCCTGACGCCGCCTTGCCGTGCATTACCCACTCTTCGTACCCCTCCAGGTCGATCAAGTTTCTTCCATCTGGTGCCTTGAAGAACACAGCGCCCTCCAGCCAATCGCCACGCTTGATCTTCGAGTTGATGGCATCGACCGTGTAGCCGGTCAGTGCTTCGAACTGCTTGAGCGTCACGAATCGGACCGGCCGCAGGTTCGCGGGGGATGCGGCCCTCGACAATCCTCGTGACGAGGGACCCTGGTTACTCATGGGGCACCACCTGCAGGCTCCAGAGGACCGATGGGCGCTCGTCAGGGCCATGGAATGGCGCGCGCCGCACACGGCCAGTCTTGGCCAGCTGGTGCAGGTAGCTGCTGACCCGGTTCGAAGGCAGCTGGAGCTCGGCGGCCAGCTCGCCGGCCAGGCCCGGTCCCTCCTGCAGCAGCTGCAGGATCCGGGTGGCAGTGCCGTCGGCAATGCCTGCGTCAGCCATGGTCTACCTCGTTCGCTGCGACGTGGCCAGGGCATCCGGTGCCGGTGTAGTCGAAGCCCTCACAGGGAGCGAGCGGGATGACCTTGCGGCCACTGGCCAGGTGGTCGGCCAGCACCTGCCGGGCTTCGGCTGCAGTTACCGGCTCTCCAGGCGGATTGCGTTGAAACAGCCCGTCCAGATCCTGGTCGGTCATGTTCGACAGTGCGCCGGCGACATCCAGGTGCACGTGATAGCGCACGGACAGGTGGTCATCAGTATTCATTCGGCGGGCTCCTGGTCTTCGGTGCTGCGCTCGGCAGCATTCAATGCGGCGCGCCGCTGGGCGAAGCCACGGCAGGCGCTGATCGCGTTGCCGTGCTCGTCGACGGCTTCGTGGCAGAGGAAGGGGCGCTCGCCCGGGGGGGGGAGCAGTAGTCGGCGTCTTCCGTGGTCGGGAGGCACTGGTTGGCCACGTGCCGGCGCGGAAAGCACAGCCCCCGCAGAGCGGGCCAGGGTCGATGCCGGCGGCCAGCACAATGCCGTTGAGCGCGCCCAAGATGCAGGGCATGTTCACGCGCTCGGCCTCGTGCGGCCACACGTGACCCTGCAGTACCAGCAGGTCCTCGGCCTGCTCGCGGGCGTTGCGGGCGACCTGGTTGGCCAGGCCAATGAACTCGCCGAACAGGTCGGCCATAGCGCGGGTGCCGATCCGCGCGGCCAAGCGTCGCAGCGCTGGCCGGCGGAGATCCATGGGTACCGCCGCAATCGCGCGTAGTTCCATGGCCAGATCTGGGTGGATGTTGTGGTCGGTGGCGCGATTGCGCGCTGCGTGGTCAGCCATGGTCGATGACTTCCCCTTTGCGGCTGCGCCATTCGTCGCAGATGGCATGCGGCTTGCTCAGAAAGTTACCGACCAGGAACCCGAAGCTGGCCGCGCGGCTGAACAAAGCAGTGACGGAGTAACTGCAGAAAAAGCTGTTCCCTAATCCGGGTCACCCGAATGAAAGCAATGTGAAGACGTCGGCGCTGGTGCCGGCGTTACCGTTACAGGGGTCAGTAACCGATGGACAAGAAGGGCTCGCAGCTGGTTGGCCATTGGAGAAGGAAAGCAGGAGAACGGCTAGCCCATGGACAGTGGTGCTGGTTTTCTTTCCCCTGCAACAGGCTTGGAGGTGGGGCCCAAGGCATCGAGGGGGCGGCACTCTCGCCGCCAGATGCTGGAGAAGGGCATAGAAGATGAGCGCCATAGGGCTCAGGTGGTCTCGATGGAGGCCTTCAAGGCAGGCCGGGTGGGGCAGATCCCCCCGGAGTTGCTGGAGATGTACGACCAGCTGACCCGCGACCAGCACGCACTGGTGCGGACTTCGATCGTGCTCGTGGCTGCGCTGCGGAGGCGACTGGGCCTGCCGGACCTCTAAGGTTCATGGGGCCGCCGCGGCGGCCCCTTCAACTATCAACCGAATTTCTGGATGTGGACCGAGGAAACTACAGAGGATTGAGGAAGCCTCTGCTCGTAGCGCACCGTTGTGGTATGCACCCTTCCATCGAAGTGTTCACAGTCCGGGCATCACTGATCAGACATGCCACTTGCGCTATGTGCGTGCCATCGAAGCGGGTGCTGTATGGCTCAGAGACTGACGTTGTGCACCGTCCATCATCGATGGAGAGTGTTGCCTTCATGTCGCCCGCGACTACGCTTTTAAATGCAATGACACCAGAGGATGTGAAATTGCTTCCTACAGGATAGTTCCCGTCTGGCGCAACAGCGAACAGATAGTCAGAACTCCTTGCGGAGATCGGCGCGTTGCTCGAAGAGGATGTGTCAGCCTTGCTGTTTGTGCAGGACCAACTCCACGCCGCCTGCCCGGAAATTGTGGTTGCGCCCCTCGAGGGGACAGAATCTTTAGCTTCACACAGTGCTCGGTGATAAGTTTTGGTCGCTGGGGTTTGATCGTCGAAACGATATACAAGTCCGCCCTTCCCATCTTTAAACAGGCGTTGCTCGACCAACACCTTGCCTCCGTTAAAATCAGGCGATGGGATGATTCGGGCAACCCATTGCTTTCCATCTGAAGATTCAAGCTGGCGTTCTTTAATCGCAGATTCCTCATTGGCAATCTGACTTGCGCTTGCCAAGCTGGGCGTGGTTGCAGCAAGAATTGCGAGGGCGATCACGAACTTTCCAATCGGCGTCGAAGAATTCTTAAATTTTGTAGTGTCCATACTCTTTCTCTGGTCGCTAAAAATGACTTTATCCGAACCGGCCAGGGCCACATTGAACTACTTCACGTTCTCGGGGTTGTAACCCTTCCAGTGGTACTCAACCAGGACCCACTGCCCACTCATCCAAGTGTAAGCTCAGGTCTCAATGGTCCCGTCGGACTGGCGATTGGTGATCGTGATTTCCTCGCCTTCCTGGCCATTGCTAGGAAGCGGAACCGGCGGGGACGATGTCGACCGGGTCAAGAGCTTCGGCGCCACTTGCTTGAGGCGGACAGTGATATCCCCTGGGGTTGCCGTTGAAGCGAACTCGGGGGACCTCGCCTTGATCCACTCCAGGACAGAGGCAGCCTCAGCGGACTTCGCCGCGTAGATGGTCTTGGACTCGACGGTGGTGCTCGAATTGATCGGCGCCGCCTCGGCAGTCAAAACGGCCGGGCCCGACACTACCCCGACAAGCAAAGCAATGCCAAAAGCAAGAGACTTCATTTGCACGATGAACTCCTTTCCTTCGTTATCCGTCGGCAGGCCATCCAGCCTGCGTAGGCGAACGTATCACAATATTTCGCCGAAACGTTCATTTATCCCGCTCTAGGGATTTGAAGGAAAGGGCGATTTGATCAATTCAGCAAATCGTTCAGGCAAGATATTCGAGGGAACTGGGGGATCTGAGGATGCCGGAAGCTCTATTCGTGGCAACCGCCAAGGCCGCTCCCGCGGCCACTGCAGCGGCGAACAACGGAGGCGACTGGAAGTGGCTGGTGCCGGTCGCAACTCTGCTCCTTGGCTTCGGTCTCAAGTGGGTCCAGGACCACTTGACGGAGAAGGCTCGGCAGAAGCGCGACGATGGACTGCGCCGCCAGCAGCGCTACGACGCACTGCGGATGCGGCGCTTAGAGGCAGAGCGCGCCAACCTGCTGGCGCTCCAGCCCCTGGTAGTAGCCTTCATGCGAGCCGCAACCGACGCCTACAAGGTGAAGATGAAGGCCTTCGGAGAGGGTAGGGGCGCCGCAGCCTATCTGCCCAGCAGTTCGATAGAGCGTGACGCTGCGCTGCAGGCGATGGCCAGGGTCAATGACGATGTTCGTCAATCGTCGGCCGCGATCATCCCCCTGCAGTCACGACTTCACTCTGCGGAAGTCCGAGCCGCGTTGAATGAGCTGATCGATGTTGTCTGGGCAACCATGGATTCCAAGAACAGCTTGGGGATGATGAAGAACTGGCAGCTGGTCGATCAGCCGCACAACGAACTACACACGTTGATGGGCCGGATCATCAAGCAGCTTGAGGACGAGAACTTGCAGCTCGGCGATCCGCCCGCGCGTTGAGGGTGGCAATGGTCAACATCGAATGTTGACCAAGAAGTTGACCAAATGCTGCCAATCGATGCCCATTTCTGCCCATGCGGCAATCATCAACGAAAAAGCCCATCAAGCTAAAGCATTGATGTGCTTCGTTATTTCTACATCTTGGAAACCGGCGCCGATGGCGTCACGGGAACAATGCACCCCCGGTTTCTTCAAGTTCTGCAAGGTACAAGGCCTGTCTCGTGTCGCCACGGCCAGTGCCTGCCCAACGCTGCCAATGCTACGCCAAAACAGCTGAACAGTCACCGGGGCAATCCACAACATGTTGTAGAGCCAGCGGCATAGCGGATTGGTAACGTCATTGGCACGAATTTGCGACACACTGGCGGCGACCATCCGGGCCAGGACAGACACGGAGACTGTGGGTGACCGATGCAAGCCAACAACGCAGCCTGCGGCAACTGATCGGGCCGGTCGGTGCCGACTACCAGCGGCGCGCGCTGCCGCCCGGCTGGGTCTGGGCGGTGCTGGCGGTATTGCTTGCGGCCACCGGGCTGACCGAACTGCCGGCCACCGCGGCCGCGGCACTGGTCGCCAGTGCGGTGGTGGTGCACTGGTCGCAGCGCGGTCGCATCCATTGGCTGGGCTGGCGCCTGCCGAGCCTGGCGGTGTTGGCGGCCCTGCTGTGGGGGCCGGAAGTGCTGTCGCAGTGGTTCGAGCACGGGCTGGCCGTGGTCCTGATGTCGCTGGCCAGCCTCAGCATCGGCGTGCATGTGTGGCAGTCGCGGCAGATGGCGCGGCAGCTCCAGGGCGCGGCCGATTCGATGGATGACGCCCAGTTGCTGGCCCTGCTGCCGGCCGACGCGGCCCAGCTGGCGCAGCGCTGGCGCGCCGGCGATGACCGGCATGCGCCGGAACTGGCGGTGGTGATGCATCTGGCCGTGATGCACGCCGCGCTGGCACCCCGCATGCGCGGGCAGGGTGTGCTGGCGGGGTGA